TTCTGACAACAAATTCAGAAGTTACTATTTGTAAAATTTCGAAAACTCTAGATTCTCCTCTTGTGATAGATGCAATAGGAACAACATCAAAAGGTGGTTCTAACTTAGTAACTTTATTAAATGTCACACTGGATATCGATTCAACATTTAGTGTTGGTTCAATGACAGTTGCGATATTTTTTGTAACAGTTCTGACAACAAATTCAGAAGTTACTATTTGGAAAATTTCAAAAACTCTAGATTCTCCTCTCGTGATAGATGCAATAGGAACAACATCAAAAGATGGTTCTAACTTAGTAACTTTATTAAATGTGACACTGGATATCGATTCAACATTTAGTGTTGGTTCAATGACAGTTGCGATATTTTTTGTAACAGTATTCAGAGATGCATTTTGTAAGATTTGTAATCTCTTTCCTCTTTCTGAAAGTCTAACTTCCGATATACCGACTGTTTTACTGTCGGATTCAATTACAGATACACCAGCGAATGCTAAAGATACTGGATCTGGGATTTGACGCAAGAAAGTTCCCGCTGGCCAGAATTGTGCAATGGTATTATTCTGACCTCTCTGAACAGTTAAGAAACGATCAGATAGTTTCTTATAGTATCTTACTACCTCATTACCAACTAACAGATAACCATTTGTTTTAAACTTGTAAGTGTTTGGGATATAAACAATGTTGTCGGTAGGATCCAAATCAATATCAAGATATGCACCAACTTCAAAGTAATTGATGTTAGATAGAGATGTATTATCAATTTCATGGATTATAGTTGATGTAATTTGTCTTCCAGTTGTAATAATAGAGTTAGAAATTACATCCTCTACCCTGCCAGAGATAACAGAAACAAATTCTGAAGTATCTAGGAATACATCAATTCTGTTTCTGTTGATTTCATCTACTCCTGGTGTGGTTGTTTTGAAGAGTTCACTTTCAACCAAATCTAGATTATTGTTTTCTTCAACTAGTTGGATTATCGCTGTGATAGTCCTATCTGAATCAATAGGACTATCGAATATAATAGACACAAATGTATTAATGCCAGGTACTTGATTTCCTGCCGTGTCAATTCTAGAGCTGCTGGTCATTGTAAAACCAGTAATCTCTAAATTTAGTCCAGCGTTAATAACACTGACACCTATATCTTTATCATCTAAAACGTCAAATCTTCTGGCAACTACAACTTGTGGAGGTTCTGTGTATCCAGATCCACCATTTATTAGATCAACACTTATAACTTGACCTTTACTTACTAAAACATTTGCCTTTGCGCCACCGCCATTTCCATTTTTTGGTATAAAATGTAGTACAGGAGGAGTGAAATATTGATATGCAGTTGGTTGTGTTATTGGGTCATAATTACGCTGATTCCATTGTAAATCAACAACAACACCGTTTTCGACAATAGCAACAACACTCAGACCTTCACCACGAGTTATTCCATTATATCTTTCAATTTCTACGGCAGAATAGAAATTATTCGATACTTGATTTTGTAGTCTTTCTTCTTTAGATGTTGCTTTTCTTGGAATTTGTTTAATAGTTCTAAACTTATTCTGACCTTCTAGCCTGATCTTATCTCCATTAGAAATATTGATGAATGGATTTTTGTATCTCCACTTGTAAAAAGTTCCTTTCCAAGATTCATTGTCTTCTAAGATAGTCCTTCCATCTTCATCAGTTTCATAATTTATAATTCCAGAAGTTATCGATATTGAAGTATTAAGACTAGTATATTTTCCAGCCGAAGCAAAATAGACATCGACACCTGGGAGTATTTCACTTTTATTTCCAGAACAATCAAAAGTTAATGTATTACCAACACCCTTCAAATTCTTAACAGATCCAATCATATTGAAAGTTCCGTCTGGATTAAATTGGAAAGCATGAATTGGTCTTCCAAAATCTCCACCCAACCAAGAGTATGAGAGTAAGTTTGATAATCCAGATGTAACTTCAATTGAAACAGATGATTTTGCAAATAATCCATCTGGATCAAAATCATAAATTCTCAGAATCTGACCAACATTTCTTCCATAGAGATATCTGATATCTACTTTATTTTGCTCTACTAACGGAACAGTAAAGTAAATATTTGGACCAGAAACTGTATATGAATAATTTTCTCTTTGTAATACGCCATCAACAAACACAAACATGTAGTCTGGCTCTTCAATATTCTCAACTGTTAAATCTTCTAAATCTAGAATTAAGAAAGGTCCAGTCCTCTTACCATCAACTAAATCATAATCAATAGTGAGTCTCTTATAGTTTCCAACTCCAATTCCAACTACTTTTTCAACAGCTGTTGCTTCTCCAATAGTTCTGGCACCAAAGTCTTGATCCCATATAGGAGCGACATCAAATACAATCTTGTTGGGAACAAAATTTCTGTCAATATAATATGCGTCTGGTCCTGGATAAAACTCATTATATTTTGGTTTTTGTAAAACTGCATTGATTGTCAAGAATAAATCTTCATCTTCTTCTGTAATAACTGGATCACCATTCTCCCAGTATAGATCAAATGTAGTTGTCTCGCCATCAATATAATCTGGAGTAGTTCTAATAACAGGATTTGAATTTACAATATTGTTCAAATTTTCATATAAAGAATTTACGGATGAAACAACATCATCGCATTCCTGATCATAAATCAGAGGATCATCAATTATGTTGTAGTTTGAGTATGATAGTGTATTAGTCCAAAATCCACTCTTATTTGGATTTACCTCAGTAATTTCTACAATACCTGTTCCTCTATCGATAATTTCTTTTACGATGTTTATCATCTCAGTTATAGAAGATGCTACTTCAACACAATATGGGAACTGTGTATCTGTAGATACTGTATTATCTGTAAATGGTGCTATCTGCGTATATGTTCCAGCACCTAAACTATTTCTCATTGCAAGAATCATTTTTTCTTGGAGTTTTGTCCAAGCATCTATAGCAGCAGTTGTTTCTTCTGGGGTTCTATTAATATAAGTTAATTCTTCTCCATATGGATATCCAACATTTGTATAGTATAATTGAGCAAATTCAACAACTCTTCTGTTACCACCAAATCTTAAATGATAAACAACAGCGTCTATCAAGTACCCCAAATCTCTACGGCATTTTGCTTTATCATTTTGTGGTAAGTTATAATTATCGTAAATATACTCACTAATTTCTTCCTGTAGATATTCTTTATTTGCAATAATTAAATTGGAAGCATCATAGAATGTTCCACTATTAATACCACTCATATAAAAAGTAGCACTAGTTGGAGCACCGCCGCCACCTCCAGAGTTAACTAATGCTTGTTTTGATACAGTTACTTGTGTGTTACTATCAATTGAAATAATTCTTGTGTCTGAAGGGAAAGCCCTTCCAGAACTTACATACATTCCAACTGCTAATCTATCAGAATCGACTACATTAATCTTGTCAGATCCTTGTAAATAAGAAACTGTAGTTTCTACAATGTCCCAATTTCTAATCGAAAGAGAAGTTAGTTTTGTGGCATATTTTATAATATCTAAAGTTTCACTTTTATTCTTTAAGGAGAATTGGTATTCTCTGGATTTCGCGAAAATATTAGTATAATCTACCGTTTTTGAGTTACCACCGAATCTCAAATCATGATTATATGCATCGAGGAAAAATTCTACAATCTCTTTGTAATCTTCTAATTTTGTATTCCACTGTAAATTTGGATATTTTTCTCTACCATATCCAATAGACTCCTCAATAATAAATTGTTTATTTCTCTCGAGCTGATTGGATGCATCAATCCATCTTCCATTTCTTTGGAAGATGTTTCTAATTTTTCTCAGATATCTTGTGTTATACTGACTGTCTCTAAAGTAGAAGCATTTGCCATAGAAAGTTACTCCTTTATATGAAGTAACATCAGATAAATTATCTCCCGTTTGTTTTATTCCTGGTCCAAGGGGTGGTTGCGAAAATATAATTTTATCATCTTCAACTGTATATGCAACATTTGGCTCTTGCAAAATGCCATCTAAAGTAACAATCAAACTTTCCGCACTAATTGGATTGAATGGTGTTCCATTATCATCTAAAACTTGGAAAACTGTTGTTCCCTGAAGTCTTCCATCAGAATCATAATATCCATCTAAAGGAGCAGCAAGAGTAAATGTAAATGCCCTTGTTTCATTGAAGTTAAACTCTGATGTTGCGGCAGATCCAATTCCTTTTCTAACTCTAGTATTCTCTACTTTTTGTACAGTCTGTGTAACCGTTCTTCTAGTATTTTCAACAGTTATCTTATTTTTTTCTGGATCCCAGAGTTGGATAATCGAGAAACGACTTGCTTTCTGATCTGGTTTTACTTCTGGCATTACGTTATTGCCAGAAGATTCTACATCAACTTGACCAAATAATTTAAATCCAGATGGGTGTGTGGTGGATTTAATTAAATCTCTCCATTGTTCTATTGGAGTTTTTGATTTTACAACATATGAATAATCTTGATAGAAAAAGCTATCTGTCAATCTCTGATTTGAAACGCCAAGTCTTCCTCTGTCTGATGTATAATATCCAAGATTATCATAGAAGCTTGTAATATTATTTGTAAAATTGGTAACAAATATAGACTTTACTGTTCCTTCAGTTCTTGATATTCTCCCTTTGATTAATAGTCCTTCTCTAATTGTTCCCTGGATATTTTCTAGTTTTAACAGGTTACTGCCAATTCTCCATTCTGAGACTCTTGCTCTCAAGACTTCTACATTATTAATTTCTTGCGTTACAACTTCACCACTCTGAAAATCTCCAGTAAAGTCTTTTAGAGAAACTGTATAATTTGTTGTGTAATTTGAAGAAACTGTTTTATCTAAATGGAAAGATCCTCCATTTCTAACAATAGTTACGCTCAGAGGTATGCCAATAGTGTCACTCTCGACATATGCTTTTAATTCACCTTCAATAATTTTTATTTTCGGTGCATATGTATATCCTCTACCAGGATTTTCTACTGTAATAGAAAATAACTTTCCTCCTCTAGCAACTACTTTAAAACTTGCATCAACACCATCACCATCTGTAATTATTACTTTTGGATTGACATAATTGGATCCAAGTTCAGTTATTTCGACTCCAACTATTTTTTTGATATTTTCATCAAATATAACATTTGCTTTTCCTTCAAAATTGCTATTTGGAGAACAACCTAAAATTACTGGAACTTTCTTATAGTTGGATCCAAAATTTGTAATATTGACGGAATTAATTTTACCAACAGCAAATTGACCATTTGTGGTATATGAGATATCTCCAGATCCATCCCATAGAGGTACAGAACTTAAATGATAAACAAAACGATTTGGAGTTACGTAGGAAACTCTTTTTGTTCCCTGTAAAGGATCGTCAATAATTCTTAAGTAAGATCCATCAGAATTAACTATACCATTTCTGTCGAAATAGTAAAAATTAGCAAAATCTGTACCAACTCTATTATTGTAGTTATTATTCGCTAATCGAGCTCCAAAACCAAACTTTAGGTCTGTGAAAGATCCAGGATTTCCAGGTAAAATAGTAGATTCTATTTTTTCTGTGGTTTCCAAATTAAAACTTTTACTTGGACTCAAATCAAAATAAACTCCAGTTAAAGATGGATGTGAAGTATCAAAAAGATACCTATAATACTCTTGAATGTTTATTGTTGGGTTTGGTGTAAATTCTACATTATCTTCAGAAAATTCAAATTTGAAGTTTATATCTTGTATTTCCTGAATTCTAACCAATCTGCTTTGTGGAGAACTAACATCAAAAAATGTTGTCCTAAGTTCAATTTTTTCCGCTGTCAATAATTGAGTTGAGTATTCATATACAATCACCGCCTCTTGTGTATCTGGATTATATGATTGAATGAATCCAGATCCAGAATTGGTGGAAATTCTGTAGTTATCTGGAAAATTATACTTTGGTTTGTATAGAGTTACTGATTGTCCATCAAAATGATCTACGGGAATAGTATTTTCAATACCCCTTAGAACAGATATTCTATCACCATTAATAGATGTTATCTCTATAATCTCTTGACCAACCTTTACCAGATCACCTTCAGCAAAACCTATAGTAGTTTTTAATGGAAATACTGAGGATTCCAAAGACACTCCGACATGATCGATATAAAGTGTCAATCTAGAAGAACTTAATGAAGCGCCAGATCTTTGTAACTCCTGATCATCTACACCGACAAAATCTGCTTTTTCATAATTTGATCCACCATCTTGAATTTGTAATTGTGAAACTACACCTTCATCTGATACTGTTATAGTTGCTGTTGCTCCTGATCCAGAACCTCCAGTAAGAGGAACGTTAGTATAAACACCAGGAGTGTAATCAGCACCACCATTCAGTATTTGAAATCTTCCAATTCCAGTATAGTCTATTACTGTTGAGTTTGATGGTTCTTTAAATTTAACAGATTGATAAAGTCTTTTTCTGATATAATAATTTTTTGTCTTTGTGGAATCATCTGGGGAGATAGAAACTGTTACTCTATCACCAACACCAAGACCATGAGGAGAATCTGTTTCTATTAAAGCAACATTCTGATTGACTTCAAATGGCTCTAAGTTATCACTAAGTGAAGTTAATGTAATAATTTTAGATCCAGCAGTATTAAACAAGTTGCTAGACTGCAAGAAATAATCATCATCTACAATCCACACTCCAGTGAGAACTTTTATAGTAACTGTGTTTTGTCGACCAGTACTTTCCAGAACTTCTGCTGTAGCAATTGGTGGATTTAGTCCATCAGTGAGACTTAAAACCGCTCCTTCTGTATAAGAACTATCTTGATCTAGTAGTATTATGAAAGTTTTAATATCAGCAGAAAATGTTCCTGTATTGTTGAAAGTTCCTATGACGTTTCTTAAAACAATTTCATTATCATTCTGAACGGTTCCGACAATTTGACCAGACGCTCCAGAAGCAGGTTGTCTCAAAACATCATCAGTAAATAAGTAAGCATTTTGGATTGTAGTGAGTTTTACTACTTTATCTTCTTTGCTTTCTAAGTAATTTACATTTTTTCCTTTTACAGATGAGACAATTGACTCAACATCAAAACCTTCAGTTCCTTTATTATCAAAATAAATTTTAGAATTGACAGAAAAATTATCTGAGGATGAATCAATGGAAATTCTATCAACTGACCCAGATCTTACTTCATTAATTTTTGCAATTAAACCACCACCATTTCCAGGCATACCAGGAACGAAAAATCTCTTGGCATTTTTTGGTAAATCATTTTGATTGATATTTGAATTATAGTTACTATCTACAGGCAATGAATAAAAATTCTCACCAATAAAATATGGGAATACTGGGTTTTGCGAAGAATCAATAGTTAAAAAATATGCATAAACTCCTTCTGGATAATCTGGTGTAACGCAAAACCTTCCATTATTTTTATCTAGTGATCCACTACTATGCTTATATGTGTAGTCATTCACAAAAGATCCAATAGGATACCTAGATATTGGTGGTCTATCTTGTCTATCTTGTCTATTTGCATTCAAAACATAACTAGATGTCATCCTGACAATCGGTGAAGAAGAATCAAGACCATTCTCATATCCGTATGGTCCATAAATTGGATTTCCATCATAAGCAAAACCGATTACTGGCGAATGTGATGGATTTTGTGGCGCAACACCAGAATTTGATAAATTGTCATTTAATAAAACTCTAAGAGCTTTTGGATTTCCAACATGTCCATATCCATATTCTAAAAGTCTATTATAGTTCTCAAACAAGAAACCATACTGATCATCCAAATTATTTTTGTATTTTTCAAACCTATTGAAATTCCATTCTTTCAATACGGGAATAGCAGTCGCATCAGATCCAACTGGAATTATATCAACAACAACATTTTCTTGTGTATAAAAATTTCCACCAGATACTTTGATGAAATCAATAATTTTACCATTGATATCGACTACTGCAGTGAAATTTGCAAATCTTCCTTGACCTGCATTATCTCTAATTTGAACTAATGGTGGAGAAGAATAAAACTTTCCAGGATCATCAATAACAAGACTAGTAATTTCTCCTTTAGTTACGACTGCTCTAACTTCTGCTCCAAATCCAGAAGTTACCGTTATATCTGGTTCCTTCAAGAAGATTTCATTCGTAGTAACTACAATTCTGTCTAAAACTTGTCCAGATAAAAATGACCTAGCTTTATTTGGTTGTCCATTGATAAGAACAAACGGTGGATTGTTATAACCTCTACCACGAGTATTAACTCGAATCTCTTCTAATTTTCCATATCTGATACTTTCTGTATCTCTAAATCCGTAAATAGGAACACCATTTACAAGAATACCAACATCTCTCTTAGAAGACTGATAAATTTCTGTTGTTCTTGTTGATTCTTTTCTAATAATTTTAAGTAGTTTTTGATCTTGTACATTCTGTGTTACCGTAGAACCATCAAGAATTTTGTAAGATGGGTAACTAGAACTAGCAATATAATAATACTGATCATCTTCAAAGATTCCCGAAACGTCAGACTTGACTTGATTGAGAGAATTCTGTACAGAAGTATTTGTTGGGGAAATAATAGGATTTCCTTGATTTAATATCCATCTTGGATTATTAGTTCCAGTTTTTACTATTTTTTGATTTGAAGTTTCGAATCCTGGATTGGAAACTTGAATTTTATCTCCTGGGGACGAATATGGGTTTTTTGTGGATGGTAGTAAATTATAAACGACTCCTAAAGTCAATAATTTGATCCCAGATCCGTCAATGATAACTGGTTTATAAATCGAAGATCCTTGTTTGTGCTCTACTGGAACTGGACCCCTGTTTTTAATGTAAAACTGAGTTGCATTTTTATCTTCAAATGTTATTACTTCTTCTTCAATTAAAATTTCACCAACAGGTTCCCACCCTATTGTAGAGAAAGCATCAACTCTTCCTCCTGTAGTTTCAGTAGAAGATAAATCTTTTTCTAATCTAGTTTTTGTTGAAATAGCAAATGAACCATTAACAGTCTCTGGTGCTAATACAATGTTCCAAATTCTTTCACCATCAATTGTTCCATCAGGAAATACATTATCTACAGTAGCAGAAGCATAATCATATTCATCAGTTGGGTTTTGAACAATCTTCAATCCAATAAGATTTTTTGGATCTCCAGAAATAACTTTTACTTTTAATGCGTAAATATTGACCCAATCTGAGTTAGATGACTTATATGTAAAGTCCTTTGGATTATATACAGATGGTTTATTGTTAATATCTTTAGCAACAATGGTGTTAAAGATAAACTTAATAGAGCTATCAGTTCCCTTTGTCTTGTAAAACTTTTGAATATTTTTGATGAGGGTTCTTTTATCTACATCACCCTTCAAATATTTTTCTGGAAAAGATCCTAGATATTGATTCTCGAAACTTTTTATAAAAGCATACAAGAATAGATTACTTACATTATGTACTTTATGTCCAGCAACATGTGGTGCTGCTGAAGTACTCTTAAAATCAGACTCTGAGTATAAATCTCCTAGAGTGGTATTTCCACTAACTCCCCTAGAACATTCTTCTAATGTCGTGTCTGTTCTGTAAGCATAAAAGATGATCTCATCTTGAATTCTGACATATCCATTCTTTTCTGGGAAAGAAGATGCATCGTTTAGTACAATAATATTATCAGTTGCTGTTATTCCTACAGCAAGTTCATCATTTTGCTTTAGTAAATTTTTTTCGTAAAAATCAATATCAGAATATTTTTGGATATTACTTATAATATCCAATGGACCGCCTTGTACTTCCTGAGCTTCATAATACTTCTGAAGGAACTTTCCGAAAAGCTCATATTCAGTAGAAATAAACTCTGGGAGTTGCGACTCAACAAGAGTAGAAATTCTTTTGGTCTTAGCAGCCATTTAATTACTCTTTGTATGCGATGAAACTTGAATTTGCTACATCAACATCAAGATAAACCTCGCGGAGTGCCTTAATGTCATTCGAAAGAGGCTTTACTCTTACGGAAATACGATTATCAAAGGATGTTCCTTTAATAATAGTCAAATTGTATATTCTGAGTTCACCTTTTTCATAATCGATATCTCCAATTTCCTTGTCGAGAACGACCTTTTCACCAGTTGCAGCATCTAGTCTATATAGGACAATTTTGCTATCCCTGTCTTCCAAATAGACATCAAAATTGGGGTATTCTGTAACTCTAAATCCAGTTGTTGAAAGAACAGGATCATCACATTCAATATCAAATGCATTCTGGAAACAAATCTCATAATAGAATGTCGAATTGAGTTGAGGGTAAAAATCTTTCCTCATTGTTACCGTAGTTAAATTGGAATTGATACTACGATCTGCATCATCAATAACACCAACAATTTTACTATATCTAAATTTGCCGTTAAATTTTTCTGTGTCTGTAGTATTCAAATAATTCTGAACCGAACCAATAACTTTGTCTCTAATTTGAGACGGAGATTGATCTGTTGATACCCCACTATAAAATATTTTACTATCAATCTCAACATACAGAATAGAAGGATCTACGATAACTGGTTCTACGGATGCAACAACATACTTCTTTACTTCATCTGTAATTTGCTTCTTGGTTAATGATGTCAAATATGATGCATCCTTGGGTTTTAATACAATAAAAACTTTTCCATACTGTGGGGGGTCTTGATCTTCGCCTCCAAAGATGATTATATCGCTTGTAGAGGGATATACCCTACGAACGATCACGGAGTAGTCCTGGGCGGTCACAGCGCGGTCTTGTGTACCATATGCTTTTGGTGCGTTATAACGAATTTTGCTAGTTGATTCTAATTCTTCTCCACCAGATGCTGCAACTGTGGAATTAATGGTTACATCAAATGCATTTGGAGAAACTCCATCTGGATTTTCTAAAACACCACTGAAAACAAATGTTTTAACACCATTTGATTCTGGACCAGCGGTTCTCAAATAAGAAACTTCAATTCTTGCTCCATTTTCAAGTTTCTTACCTAAAACTCCATCGCCAAAGAGTAATTCGTATCTCTGGTCTTCAATTTCATCGATAAAAAAGATCTTAGAATTTCCATCTATTCCAATAATATTGTTTGCTACAAGATAAGGCTCACTGAAAGATCCTCCAGTTGGGAAAACCTTAACTCTAATAGTATTGGTATCGATATTCGTGTTATCTAAAATAAATCTTTGTGTTGTTAACGAAGTGTTAACAGTAAAGGTACTGACAATCTGATTTCCTTCTCTCAGAGCAACATTCTCAAAAATTGCTTTTTGGTTTGAGACTAAAGCTTTTACATCATCTAACACAACGTACTGATAGATTGTATTATCAAATGAAGAAATAAATCCAGTTCCTTTTTTTAATAAAAGTTCAGTATCATTTGTTGGATTTGTGTAATCAACAGTAAATGATACATAAGCAGTTGGTGAGGTTATTGATTTTGGTCTATAACCAAGTTGCTTTGCGATTGCTACTACATTGTCCCTTAGAGTAGCAGAATCAATAAACAACTCATTTATCACCATATTGGTGTTAAATGCTGTGTAGTACGTATTATAGGCAAGAGTGTCTATAATAGTTGATAATACCGATCCATCAAAGTCATAATCCGTAAAATCGGATTGTGCTCTGAGATAATCTTTCAGAGCTGCTTTGATATCTTCAAAGTCCAGATTAGCAACTTGTGTATATGGCATTATCGAGTACGCTCTAGGAAGAATTCTACGGCTACTGGTACATCATCTCTGCCAACAATTCTGTAAAATAATTCTACCTCATATCCATTACTCATATCGTCTGGTCTAACGATAATGTTTTCAATTAAAATTCGTGGTTCATACTTAGTTAAAACTTCAGCAATTTCTGAACGAATTAGACCAGCGGTTGCATAATCTAGTGGTTCAAATAATGCATTTTGAATGCCGCAACCAAGTTGAGGTTGAAATGGTCTTTCTCCTTTCCTAGTAAGAAGCAAGGCAGTAATCGACTGCACGATAGCTGCCTTATCTTTTACCGTGACTAGATCATCGGTAACTGGATGCTTCTTAAAAGTAACGCTCAAATCTTTGAACGTCTGAAAAGTTGGCATTTAGACACAACAGTAGGATGCTATTATTTATTCACTGATGCCAACGCTCTACAAAATCATCAAATCCCCCAGGACCGCCACAGGGGCGACTCATTCTGTCCTCTGGTAGATCGTATAGTTCATCCCTTTTCTTGCGCTTCTGGTGCGCTTGTAGATACCTCTCACTGTCTGTTTCTGTGATTAGTGTTCTACCTTCTTCTAAGAAATCGTTGCCTTTATCTACAGGGAAGAGTCCCATAAAAATAACCTCTCTAAGAGTCTGTTTCCAGAACTTTTAGAGAGGTTGCTATCTCTTTAAATATTTAGTTTCTCGGCGCTTTCGTTCTCGGAGATTAACTCCCCTGACCACGATAACGCTTCTTGCGTCCATTACGGGATGTAGCACTGAGACTGGTATTCTTTGAACGACCTTGACGGGATTTCTTAGGAGGACCAGGCTCAAACTTCAGACCGCTGATACCAATTTTAGATTTTGCCATATTCTTTGACGTTTGACTCTATTATTTTAACATATTCAAATTGATACTGCAACATTCTCAGAAGAAGATGTTATAGATCCAGCATCCGCAGAACTTCCAAATGTTGCCAATGGTTTCCCCTCTACCAAAATATCCAGACGACCTGCATTGACTACAGCAGAGTGTGGGAGACATATTGGAGGAATACCACTGGTATGGGGTGCGAGGGGATCCAATGCCCTCGCAGCTGGTCTGCCATTAATTAATACGGTAGTGGCACCACTTGCGATTGTTGTTGTGGTATCGCAGAGATGACCAGTTGCAACTGCATCTCCAACTCTTGCTGCTCCTACTGCCATTAGACTGCTTTAGCGACTTTTAGTAAATCTTTCTTAATACCTTCTACATTATTGTGAAGATAATCTAAAGTATCTGAGAGACTTTCATAATCTCTACTCGATGGGCGGCGATACATTAATGATGGGCGCTCTAATTGCGATATCCGCTGGTCCAGGCTCTGCAATCTCTCGGACAACGCTAGGAGTGCCTTCTCCAGACTCTGCTGCTGCTTTTGTAACTCTTCCATCATTTTGATCTCCTCTCATAAATGCCTCTGCGGCACGATTTTCAAACTCATCACAGAAAGCATCAAAGTTACTAAGAATATTATCGAAATTTTCAAACGCGGGTTTTTCCATGATTTTTTTTCTGGGCGAATTTTTTTAATTCGGGTTTTTCAGAAATATTTATCGGTCATACTTCTCAATCACTAGACCACATGCCTTCTTTCTATAGTTTAGATACTTAGTATAATCTACTATGTCCATTTTAGTCCTCTTTGAGATCCATTCCCAATTTTCTTTGATCCATGTGATGTTATTATCTCCTTCGTAAACTCTTCCAGTTTTTACATCGGTAATTTTAAATCTTTTGGCGTTCCATGCCATGTTATCTACTCTACTACACCATCGTAGATTATCTACGCAATTATTCTCTTTGTTTCGATCTATATGGTCAACATCTGATAAATTGTTTGGATTTTCTATGAATGTTTCGGCAACCAGGCGATGTACGTAATACTTTATTTGTTTCGCAAACTTTCCGTTTTCATCATAGATTGATATGTTAACTGCTTGATACCTTGTGCCGTTATTTGTAATGGCACCCCTGGGATGACTTTTTAATTCTTTACCATCCCTGAAAACTATTCCAGTATCCGATACTGAATACCTTGCGAACTTTGTGGGGAGAATTTTCATGGCGAAATTTTTTATTTTTCGAATATTATAGCATACAAAATAGCCCCCTCTGGGAAACGTTTGTAGGTTAGGAAGGACCCGAACTTTTCGCTCGGCCCCGCCGTTATAACGATAACGTTATAAAATAACTGCCAGGGGGCGGGTGTGCCCCCACGGCGTCAGGCAGGCGCTGCCTCTAGGCGTCGGCCGATGAGGCGGGCGGTCTGGTGGTTGGGTCGGTAGGGTATGGCGATCTGCTCCACCCTGCCACGTCTCCAGATCTCGTGCTTGCCCCTACGGGCGAGGGTCCAATCGTTCGCTGCTGCCAGGCGCTTTAGTTGCTTGTCTGTCATCAGTTAGTGTAGAGAAATCAACCGAACGTGGGCAGGGCAGCGACTGCCTCATCGTGGAAGTGCTCAGCATACGCGCCTGCGATCATGGCAGCGGTGTGACCCTGACCAGTGAGGGGGTTGCTGCTGACCCATACACGCTCACGGGTGGCGAGGTCAGAGGCGAGGCGAAAGCAGGTGGGGTTGCGCTTGGGCATGGTCTGTCTGTGTGTGTCTTGGTTAGTGTAGCATGGGGGGCGACCCCTGATCAGTTGGCGGTCTGCTGCAGGTGTGCCTCTACTGCCCGCTGGGTGTGCATCTCGCTGGCGACGTGCCCAGCGAACAGGGTGCCGATGATCAGGGCAGCGAAGGCGGCGGGAAGGAGGAAGGCGGTTTTCATGGGGTTGTCTGAACTGAGAGAATTCTACAGGCAGGTCGGGTCAGTCCCGATCGCTGATGTTCCAGGTGCCCGACTGTCCCTGAGCGGCAGGGAGGCGACCCTCACGGATTGCCCGACAGCGCTGGTCCTCAGCGATGACCTGCTGGGTGTAGCGGGCGAGGATGGCAGACATGTCGAGTTTGGTCTTGGTCATGGTCTTGGTCGTTTGAACTGAGGTCATTATAGGCACGGGTGAGGGGGGGAAAGGGGCATCAGGGGACACCCCCTCCACCGTCACATGCCATTCAGGAAGTCTGCCAGCGCCTCCTGGTATTCTGCCTCAGTCTGGAAAGTACGGTGCCCGATAGTACGGGGGTACTGTGCCTTGGGGGCAGGAGCGGTGGGCAGGTCCCGACCCTTGGCGAGGATCTGGGCTTCGTAGGCGTTGGGGTTGTAACGGGTCATGGTCTTGGTCGTTTGAACTGAGGTCATTCTACAGGCAGGGTTGGCGGTCAGAGCGACCAGCAGTGACGGTTGATCCACTGTCCCACGCTGAGAGGGGGGATGATCGCGGCGCTGATGATGGCACGACGGGAGACGCCAGTGAAGCGATACTCCTTGCTGCCAGACTTGAAGCGAACGCGAACGCTGCCAGTGAAGGGGTTGGCGGTCACCTTGCGAGCGGCGCTGCTGTATTTGGAGTCGATGGGGAGCATGGTCTCGTGTCGTTTGAACTGAGGTCAGTCTAGAGGGTAGGGTGGCGGTCAGCGGGTCGCCGCGGCCACCCCGTCGATTGTCACATCACATAGGTGCCGAAGCGAGCGAACTGCTGGGGATAGTTCTCACGCCAGGTGCTGAGGCGCTGAGCGATCTCCTCATCAGTGCTGCGATGATGCAGTTCCAGAACCCAGGCAGGGGTGATGTCGTTGCCATGGTAATCATTGAACATGGCACAGAGGGAAGCGATGGCACGGGTGCGTTGAGTGCTGGTCATGGTCTCGTGTCGTTTGAACTGAGGTTAGTCTAGAGGCAGGGGCGACCCCTTAGCGAGTCGCTTGTGCCACCTCTGCAGCAGGCACACGGGTCACGGTGAGGCGCTTCCATCCCTCGATGCGATAATAGCGCAGTTCCTCAATAACGGCATTCACCACGTTGTCATGCTGGCGGGACATGCCCTTAGCGGTGGTTGCCTTGCGACGCTTGCGATACTCTACAGCGGTGCTACCGTCTGCCTTGTCGAGTTCCACACGGTAGAAGGCGAAGGCGGTGCTGGTCATGTCGGTCGTTTGAACTGAGGTCATTCTACAGGCAGGGTCAGTCGCTCAGCGATGCCATCTGTGCCACCTTGTCTGCTGTCACACGGTCTAGGGTCTGGGCAAGGGCAAACACCGATCCTACAGTTTGAGAGAACATCATCAGGATGCCTGCAACTAGGGCGAGGCGAATCAGCGAGGCAGTGTTCATCAGTGGCGATCAGTTAGTGTAAAGAATAGGGGGCAGAGTTGCCCCCGTTTGATTCAGTTGTCAGCGAAGATGTGGCAGGGACGGTAGGAAGTCTTATCGCGGCAGGCAGTGAAATCATAACGCAGATTAGCGTCCCAAGTTGCCTCCCAATCGACAACGATTGCAGCAGGGATTTCATAACCCATCGTGCTAGTCATGAACTCCTCTGCAAACTCTGCCTCATCATCATAGTGTCCCTGGTAACGCTCATCGCAGCAATCGATGTAGGACATGTCGCCCATCTCTTCAATCAGAGCATCAACTGCCTCGTACCCGATCGCTTCACCACAACGCACATACTCCTCGTAATAGTTGCAGAAATCAGTTTCGTTGTGAGTGTCGATGAACTCCAGCATGTCGTCCAGAGCATAGTTCTCATCGATACGCTCATCAATGAAATCTACAGTGTGAGCATCCAGGCAGTCACGATAGTTGGAAGTGAGGGTCACGGTCATGGGGTTCGTTTGAACTGAGGTCATTATAGGCACGGGTGGGGGCAGGTCGCGCCCCCTAGTGGTCGGTTCAGAGATCGACCATCATGGCGTTCATCTCGTCTGCATCGATGGCGACGCTATCCCATGCCACGCCGTCACGGGTCTGACCGAGCATCCGTCCGATCTGACCGTCCATCATGCACCGTTGGAACTTGTCCCATGGGGTCTCGTTATCGCCGCAGAACTCCACACATGCCCGAGCGGTGTTGTAGAGGAACTCGTCGTTCTGGATCCACAGGGCAGCGTTCCAGGTTTCGTAGGTTGCCCAACCGTTGTAGGTGGAGAGGGTGGAAGCGGTCATGGTTCGTTTCGTTTGAACTGAGGTCATTATAGGCACGGGTGAGGGCAGATCAGGGCGGCCGCGGCCACCCTGCTGATCGTCACATCACATAGAGACCGTGGCGCTGATAGTGGTTGGGATAGTTGGTGCGCCAGTTGGCGAGACGTGCCACCAGCACTTCATCATCAGAGCGGTGGTGGAGTTCGAGCAACCACTGAGGGGTGCTGCCGTGCTCTGCCTTGAACATGGCGAGCAGGGAAGCGATGACGCGAGCGCGGTTGATCATGGGTCGTTTCGTTTGAACTGAGGTTAGTCTACAGGCAGGGAAGGGGGATCTCGGTCCCCCTGTGGACGGTTCAGCGAGTGGCAGCGAAGTGTGCCTCTGCTGCTCGCTGCCCGTGAAACTCGCTAGCGACGTGCCCTGCGAACAGGGTGCCGATGATCAGGGCAGCGAAGGCGGTTGGGAGGAGGAGAGCGGTTTTCATGGGTCGTTTGCTGTTGAGAGAAGTCTAGAGCCAGGATGGGGGCATCTCTGCCCCCTCTTGTGCCACTTCAGAGATTGCCCATCAGGGCGTTGGCGATGATGTCGGCAGCACCCGCCAGATCATCCCGAACGATCAGGCGCAGCATCTCGGCACCCTCAGTGGTCTGATGGAGGGAGCGAACGTGCCCATCAGCGGCATGGGGGCAGTTGGCGTGAACGATGGCGATGGCGAGGGCGGTCGATTCGGTCAGGTTCATCGTGGTCGTTTGAACTGAGGTTAGTCTACAGGGTCGGGATGGGGTCAGCGAGCGAGGCAGTGACGGTTCACCCACTGGCCCAAGCTGCGATCCTGCCATGCCATCAGGGAGAGGATGGCACGACGGGAGACGCCATCGAAGCGGTAGACCTTACCGCCGCTCCAGAAGCAAACGCGAACGCTGCCCTTCAAGGGATCGACGGTCATTCGCTTGATGGCGTCGCTGCCGAGGGTGTTGATCTTGTGCATGGTGCTTGTCTGAACTGCAGTCATTATAGGCACGGGTGAGGACCGATCGCAGGAGACCGAGTGCCAGCTCGTCTACTGTCCCCGATGCCTTGACGACGGGCAGGTGAGGCAGGTTGAAATGAGACAATAAAAAAAGGGGGCAGAGTTGCCCCCCTGTAGTGTTTACTTAGTGGTGATCAGTTGTGATCACATATCGCGGAAGATGTGGATGGGGCAGTAAGTCGTGCCATCGTTACATGCGGTGAAATCGTAGTAGAGATTACGATCCCAAGTCGCTTCCCAATCGACTTCAATACCCTCAGGAACATGGTTGCCGATAGAGGTATGAAACTCCTCTGCAAAATCAGCGGTAGACTGATAGCAACCCTGGTAGCGTTCATCACAGCAATCGATGTAATCGATGCCAGACTCACTAGCAAGGGCATCTACTGCTTCATACCCAATCGCTTCACCACAACGCACATACTCTTCATAGACTTCTACAAAGGCACGTTCGTTATACTCATCGATGAACACCAGCATGTCATCGAGGCAGTAAGTCTCATCGATCAGTTCATCGATCTTCTCAACAGTAGCAGCAGCGAGCATCTCGCGGTAGTTAGAGGTGAGGGTCACGGTCATGGTGTCGTTTGTGGTTGACTTGATCATTATAGGCACAGGGTGGAGAGGGAAGGGGCAGCAGGTGTGCCACCCCTTAGACTGTCACTCCTCAGGGCCGAAGGCGCACTCCAGGGAGAACTCCTCCAGGGCCTGATCATCGTCCCATCCCATCAGATCCCACCCTGGCTCCTCCTCGGCATCGTCTGCCCAGGCCGCGGCCATCTCGTCGCGGGTCTCGTCTGAGATGTCGAAGATCTCACCAGGCATGTCTTGGATCTCATCCCACATGGGTCTCGGTGCGTTTGACTCCCTTAGTATAGGGTGGAGCGACCCCACCACAACCACCAGTGTGCCACCAGTCGAACTGCCCACAACCCCCTTGCAATCGGCCGCGGCCGCCTCTATGCTGGAGGGAGGCAAGAGGGCGGGATCCCCCTCTAGGGCCAGTAGTATGAACGTACTGGCCGCGGCCGCCTAGTTTGTATAAACTACGTCTGCATAGTTGTTGCCTAGCATCGCTGCAGCGTAGAGTTTAGGATTGAGCTGATAATAGCCGCTGTTCAGTTCAATCCAGAACGCAGGCATTTCATTCTCACGCCACCAGTAAAGTGCGTCTTTGAAACTATCAACGCCCATGCTAAGTAGAGCTAACATCAGTCCTCCAGAAGTTCAGGGTAATGATCACTAACCTCTGTGATCAGTTCTTCATCAGTATAACCCTCAAAGCAATTCACCAGCATGTCGTAAGCATACTGTTCGAGGGTTTTCATGTCCATACCATCCAGAATTGTCTGAATGAGTTGATCCTGGAGTTCAGTGCGGTTCATCAGTTGTCATCCTCATCATTATGCTGCCACATCTTTCCAGAATAGACAGTCAGATTCTTACGGAGACGGATTGTATCATCAATCATCTCACCTACCTGTTCGTAGATGTAGGAAGAACCACCTACATCAGCGAGCACATCTTGAGTGAAAAGAGAGGAGAAATAATCATCCTGATTGGTTTCCTCATTGAACTCAAATACATCGTGCTGAGTGAATACAAACGCAGCACAGGGAGCGTTCTCACCTTGAGCATCAATCATCTGATTGACACTATCACGAAGTTCAGAAAGTGTGCGGTACATGATCAGTTAGCGGGGAAGTTGGCACAGACAGCATCACACAGGATGCGGGTAACTTCATTCAGTTCATCTTCATCGATGCCCTGAAAATAACCGCTGATGATACAATCAATATCCTCCATTAACTGTTCTCGCGACATGAGCATTTCGAGGCGGTCCATTGAAGTGAATTGAACTGAGGTCATTATAGGCACAGGGTGAGGCAGGTTGCGACTGACCCTGTGCCACTTGTCAGACTGTACTAGGCCGCGGCGGTCTCAGCATCCTCCAGACGGTAGTATGCCTGTTCTGCCATTTTGTTAACAAATGCCATGCACTTACAGGCGTTAGTGATCAGAAACTCACGACCGCCTTCATTATACCAAACTCGGGCAGCACGGTAAGTATAGCTAACTACTGCCACGATGATAGCAACAATCGTGGCGATGTTGTAGACCAAAGTGTTAGCGAAGGTCTTGAAGAAAGTGTCAGTCATCAGGTGAATGTGGTTGTCTTGATCATTATAAGCACGGGTCAGCACCTTTGCGACCATCTCTGTGCCACCTCTCAAACCGTCTGCAACCCCCTTGAATTGGCCGCGGCGACCTCTAGACTAGAGGGAGGCGAGGGAGGGATCCAGGGCGCTTCTGGCCTACTGTGCCAGCTCTCAAACTGGCACAGTTATACTTGACTTATACTATACTAGTACTAGTATAGTATAATATACTACTCCAGAGTAGTATATTCTATATCGAAGATATAACAATCATCGTATAGATCTATATTATCTTCTTCGGTTTGTTCTTTTAACTCTTGATACATTTCTTGAATGGTCATTAGAATAAACCTCAATTGTTTGTTAGTTATTATAATAAAGATATTATAAGTTATAACTTTCTTATTTTATAAAAAAATAGAATTCTCAATAATTTCATTTTATTGAGAATTCTAAATTTTAGGAATTTCCTAGTTTAGACGCATCCCAGAAAAGAAAGGAACCTTCATATTCTCACCTTTGGCGTTCTTCATGTTAACGAACCACTGAAACTTCTCTTGAAACACACACTCACCAGGGCAACCATGCTCACACAGGATAGCATTCAGGCGAGATTTAGTGGTGTTAGATTGCCAACCACCATCCATCAGCACGATGAAGTTGTCACCAACCTCAGCAATCTTGTTACCATGAAGAAACACATGGGAAACACCATTAACAGTGGTAACCATGGTGTTGGCAGACTTCCAATCCTTGCTGTCACGAATGGCAGCGTTCATTTGGCGTTCGATCTTACGCATGGGGGTGTCCCTTTGGTTGACTCTGTTAGTATGGCACCCTCAGGGGCACCGTGGGGGGTTTGGTGGACAGTTTGGAAGGTGTCACACCTGGCGGTTAACCAGGGCATCGGCCACCTCAGGATCGATACCAGTGCCCACGATAAATTCAGCAGCGGATTCTTCATCCTCATCCTCTGCAATCAGAATGTCACCGATAAGCATATCCAAATCAACATCATATTGACCAGGATTCTTATCAAATGACTGTGACATCATTTGCATGGCATAGGACAGCAAATCATCCTCATTCATGCTACTCAACACACGATAGCAGTGAGCAGTCAGCAACTCTTGAACTTGAATGTCAGTGAGAGTCATTTGAATTTGTGTTTACTTGGGTAGTATGATGGATATCGGGGGCAATTGCAACCCCCTGTGTGCCACTTGTCAGACTGTCACACGTCGTAGCAGATGTGACCTTTCTTTTGATCCGCCCACCATGCCTGATCAGGCACACTTTCCATCACCTCAGCAACACCTAGGCAGAAATCATAGCACTCTGCCATGCTGTTGTTCAGGTACATGTGAGAATCATGGTTCTCAATGATCTTGGTGTTGAAGTAATTACCAGTCATGAATTCCTCAGCAACAAATGTAATGTATCAGAGATCAGGGAGAAGGTCAATCCCCCCTGTGCCACTTGTCAGACCGTCACACTTGGGGAGAGCAACACTTCTTTTGCATCCCAAAGTTGCATTAACGCATCGTCCAGTTCTTGAATCTTTTGGTCGAATGTTGCATCTTTAGTGATGCTGGCACAACGAATCAATTCGGAGCGACGATCCATCAGTGCCATACGAATGCATCCGCCGTTGAGAATGACTGCCATTGGGATTCCTCAGGAACAAATGTAAGATAACAGGGGGTGGGGGGTCCTTGCAACCCCCCTTGTGACAGTTCTCAGACCGTCACTCACCGAAGAATTCTTCAAACTCATCACACACACGATCGATGATAAAATCAGAGGCATTGATATCAAACACCTCACACACCCAATCAACACAATCGTTTGCGTCACAGATGTTATTGCTCATGAAATCACGTAGAGCAGGAGCAATCTCAAGGTCAAACATGTGGACTTCGGAAGCAGTAGGCATTTGGTTTGTTTGAACTGAAGTAATTATAAGGGGTGGTAGGGGCACCTGTGGCACCCCCTGTACCAGTTCCTAGACCGTCACACCATCACCAGATCAGGGGATTGCTTGACGCTAAATGTACCCAAGGCGCTGTATTCGATGCTGATAGGATAGTGCTCACGATTAAACTCTTGAATCACTTCCCAATCCTCATGATTAATCCTGATCAGTACAGCACCATCCATCTCAGGATCTTGCAGGTGACCGTTATAGAAACCACAGGCATATCCGATGCTACCTGCGAATGCTTTCTGGTTGAAGAAACCAGTCTCAGTTCTACCAAAACCGATGACCATGTATTTGGTGTTCATTGGGGTGATCCCTGACGACTTCTGTAGAATACATCACCAGGGACCATCCACAACCCCTACTGTGCCACTTCAATAACTGTCATAGTATTCGTCGTCTCGCGTCTTGAATTTGGTAACTTTCTTTTTACTCTGCCTTCGAATATTCTTTACGTCGTAACCGTAGTCTTCAAAATCATCGTCGAATTCAGTAAACTTATCGTTGCTGTTGTAGCGATAGTTTTTGTTGCTCATTTTCTTGGGTAGTTACTTACTCAAACTGTGTGATTATTTAGATTCAACAAGGACACCATTTCGGATCTGTTGGTATAGAAAACGACCAACAGATCCTTTGCCGTTGTTGAGTTCTACATCGATCAATTCTGCAGACAGTTGTTCAATGAATTGATCTACATTTTGACAAATAAACGTATATTCTTTGTCAGTATTACTATTATACACTACTTTAACTACATTATCTTCTACATTAATGCTATTAATAGCACTACTGTTAAGATTTTCGTAGGTTTTCGTCATGATGTGTGTGTTTTGTTAATGTTTAAAGGATAAAAAACTGAAAAACCTTAAAATTTAAGATTTTGAGATTTCTCAGTTTTTCAAAAAAGCAAAAAAGTGGGATTTTTGACTTTTTGAGATTTTGAGTTTTCCACAGGGTTGTGGAAAAACTAAGAAAGTTTTCCACAGGGTTGTGGAAAACTCAGCGACCCATAGACATCGCCTGGAGCATCATAATCTTAGCACACTCGACGGCGGTTTTCTTGTCCCCTGCCACCCTGGCACTGGAGTATTCTGCAAAGACCTCAGAAGGGTCCAGGGCAAGGCTCTCATCAGTATTCAGAGGGCGGGTAATGGTCTCAGTAACAGTCAGCATCTTTGGGGTGTTCCCTTGACTACCTTAGTATTATAGGGCACCTGGGAGGCCAGCAGAGGGTTTTGGGACACTATGGGTAGTGTCACAGTGCTTCTTGACTTTCGAGTGGTAGCGTGCTAAGCCAACATCTCTACCGCACCTTAACCCTATTTTTATTATGATTTAAAAACATTTCAATAATGATACGAATTAGTATCAAGAACCCTTACTGATACTGACGCGGAACACCTTGACAATCTGGTTCAGAATCATTATCAACGTCATTATCACGTTGCTTCAGATGATAGAGTTGAGGCCATGTATCTCTGATTATTTCTGCTAATTTGTATGGTGTATTACTGTTGATCATCTCTTGTTGTAATAATTGCTAGTACTTTTTCTTCTGGGTATTGATGCTTGATGATTTGTTCTGCATCATAGGCATCTATTGCATCTGGTACATCATGGTAGACAGTTGCGTTTGTTCTTTTATTCCAGGTTTGTACTCGGTACATGGTTAGCTTGGATTACATATGATGTAATTATATTGATTGCCATACATATCCTTTCCTGGTTGACAGAAGTATTGTGGTGGTGGTTCAGGTAATTTGATGAATGTGACTACTGTAATGATATTATTCATGAGTAGTAGTGTGAGTGTCAGTTTATTATTGTTGAGAATGTTTTTCAATTGTTTGTCTCCAGAAATCAGATGTCATTTCTTTTGAACCAGTCATCTTTGCTACGATTACTCCATCTATGAGGGCGATGAGAGTAGGTGTTACATCTACACCACAATCTCTAGCAAAATCAGACCATACGTTATTTTCTTTTGCGTTGGTGATCTTGATTACTTTATCCCAGTTTGGGACTTTTTTTAGTTGTGTTTCTGCGTACATACATGGTCTGCAACCTTCTTGTACGAATAGATGAATTTCAGTCATTTGTTTATCTCCATGGTGGTCCTTCTATCCATCCTACTAGTGCATGTCTTATGCCTGTTTGGATTGGTCTTATTTGATGTAGTATATCAGAATGGAAGATGATAATATCTTTCTTTTTGAGTGGTATTGTGTATTCTTTGGTTGTGAATACATCAAATTCGCCACCAGTGAAATCATCATTGAGTAGGATGGTGAAACTGAGCTTTCTCATGAGATTAAACTTTCGTTTACCAGGCGTCCAGCTTATTTCATCTGTGTGCCATGAGAAGTAATCACCAGGATGATAGTGAATTAGATCTAGATCTTCAATGAGTGAGAGATCAAAGTTCCAATTACATTTAATGTTTGTTACTCTGATGATGTTTTCAATAATATCAATCAGATTGGTATCTCTGAATACACATGACTTAGATTTACGTCGTTTGTGTGGATCAGGGACGTAATCATTACCATCATAGATTGCTGCTTCACTTGAGACAAAATCTGTTTGTTTGTTTGTGATTTCAATGATTTCATCAAATACATCATCTTCAAGTGACAGTTTGACATATTGATGGTGATATGTATTCATTACAGTTTTTCTAGTTCTACTGACAGTGTGATTAAATCATTGAGGTCGATTACCTTTAAATTGTTGAGCTTAGATGCTGTTAGTGTTTTAGCATGAGTGACAGCTTTACGGAGGATTGCTGCTACGAGTTTTGTTTCAGTATCCGCCCACGTATTTCTTTCATGCCAGATCTCATCCATTAGTGTTTGTGCTCTACTCATTCACCCATTCCTCGTATCGGGTATTGATCTTACCATCATTGAGGAAGATATTCAAGTGTCCTGTGTTACCGTTAGTGAAATAGAATGCCATCCACACATGATGTCCTTCATCCATCACTTCATAATGATATTCCTTGATATTATCTAATAGGAATTCGTCTGGATTGTATAGTTCTTTATCAGTCATACTTCATCTCCTTAATTAGAGCAGTAAAGAAAGCTACACGATCTTTACCATATTCAATATCTACACCATAATCATTACAGAAGTCTTGAAGTTGCTTTTCAGTTGATGTGGGATAAATGCTGGTAAACCTAGTATAGGTGATATGTTCAATGAACTCTTGTTTCATAATCTCAAACAGACGCACTTGGTCGTCTTGTGTGAATTCTACTTCACGATCTGATGGGGAGTGGCCTTTGAATGTGATTTTCATGAGAAATTGTAATGAACGCGGGTGTGGAACTCTTTGAAGCAATTAGCATTTGCTAGCTTCATCATCACAGGTGGAATGAAATAAGCACACTCTGTGAGAAAATCTTCTTTAGACAGGAACTTCAGACCATGGAGATACCATGTACCAAACTGTTCGTGGAACTTCCTTACAGCACGATACTCTTTAGAATTGATGGGCACATAACGATTTTCTTCTGTGAAGTCATCACCATATGGCGTTGCTTGTGTCATCATAATACAAGTGGTTTGACCTTCACCCGTGCCGAAGTATTCACCAACCATATACACCCAGTATTCATCTACTGGGAATACATCACGGTTGTACTTTTTGCTATATTCTAACATACAAGCATCAGCAACCAGTTGGAAGTTTTCCTTTTTTTTCTTTTCAAGTTCTTCTCGCAATTCCACCTTCTCTGTTTCAGCAAGTGCTTTGAGTGCATCAGAATACTTGTCAATCGCACCGCAAGCAGTTTGAATTACTTTGATCCTTTCATGTTCAGCAAGTTGTTTCATACCTTCACCATTCTCCTCATAGAGTTTATCAAGTGCTTCTAATGCCTTATTCTCTGCTTCTCGTTGAGCAGCAACTTCTAACATTTCCCCATGGGTCATAAAACCATCATAGGTTGTATCCAACCACGGAGCATCATCTTTATCTGGTAAATTGTGCTCAGTCATTGTTCCCATGCGTAGGACTTTAGCAGCTCATTATCTTTTTCAAGTTGTTCAATTCGTTCATTCATCTCTTGCAGAAGTTCAATCAACGCAAGATTATCAATTGTTTCTGTGTCTCGTCCATTTTCATTATCAATATATTGAGAATAGAAAAGTTCTTGTTTGAAGTTTCTTTTACTCATACTTGCCATTCCCTTGCTTCATAATCCATCAGGCACATTTCACCTTGCTCCTTATCTGTGTAGTTCTCATAAGCATACTGACGACACTCTTCTTCTGTGCCCTCAAATAGCATTTCATACATCTTGTGGTCTCCATCATATGTAATTTTATAGAGTCCCCACTCATCATAGCAATCGGGAAAAAATGGCATTAGCGTAGTTTCAGGTATTCAGTCATTTTACTTTCTCACGGTTTGTTGGTTGATAATACTCAACCATTCTTAAAAATTCATACCCCAAATCAACAAAAACAAAACCCCAAATAAGAATTGATGGAATAATGACACCCAAGTTCAGTAAAAGACAAGAAACATAAATTAAAAATCCATATTTCATGATAAACCAAGAAATTTGAAACACCTGTGTTTTAGTCATCAGAAATAATTCATCCTAATTTTGTCATCAACGAGGTGTTCATCGTAATCAAAGTTGTCGTGGGAAATAATTTTACGATAAGTTGTCTCACATATAACATCCTTCTCTAACTCAACAGTTCGTAACTCAAGCATCCAATCGTCCATAAAATGTTCCTTTGTGTGTACGAGAGTATTATAAGGCAATAGGAGACCTTGTGGGGTCTCCCTGTTCCAGTTCGTCAACCTGCAAAACCTACTGCAGTTTCAAATGCCTCCAAAAGTTCTTCATCACTCATACTTTCAAGTTCTTCAGCATCAGTAATGTAATCATCAGATTCAAAAAATCGTGGAATACCCTCACAATCTTCAATAATAGTAGTCAGTCGTTGAATAACAAGGCTTCTCATAAGGTGTGTTTGTGTTTACAAGAGTATTATAAACCATAAAACCACCAACCGCAGGGGTCAGTGGGACAGTTCTTCAAGTGTCTTCCATCTTTTTTAGTTTAAAGGAAAACTTTTTTGAGTGTTTTTTAGTGTAATCCCTTCCAAAAATATTTTTCTGCATTTCACTCGCAAGATTTATCTTCATCAAAGTGAAAATCGCATCACTTTGCTCTTTGCTGAGTATATTGATGTCTTCATACTCAGCATCTTCAAGTTCCCAACGAAATGCCCTTACGGAATTTTGTGTATCTTTACATTTCCAAGCAAATCCCTGATACTCAACAACAACATACTTATTATCAATCAAATAATAACCATCTCTATGAAAAAGTGGTTCAATTTCATCAAATTCAAATTTTAAATAACTAGAAGAATACCTCGAAGAGAATTTGTGTTTAATCCATAGAGGACACTCAAGAACTTTGATTTTCATTTGGATTTTATGAGTATAAGAGTATTATAGGGCATCAGGGCACCAAGTTCAAGTGCCCTTGTGTCAGTTTTGGAAGTGTCCTTATCCAGTATAGAGACGAAATCCCTTATGGGATGGTCGTTTTCCATTCAAAACTTGAGAAAAGTGACCTTTATCCAGATTATTATCTCTACAAAATTGTTTAGTATTTTTAGAATGAATTATTTCACCAGTAGGACTTATTACTGAAAAAGATTTAACTTCCTTACTTTGTTGTAGTTTTTGTTTTGTCTCTTTTGTATGATTTTTTCCTAACATTCCTTTTGGTGAAGGTTTTCCTATATGAGATTTACTCATTTTTATTTTCGTTTCGTCACTATGAGTTTTTCCACTCATAGGATGTGTTTCTCTTTTTCTCATTTTTTCTTTGGTTTCTTGGGAATGTTTTTTCCCATACCAGTGGTGATTTTCTCCTTTTATATTTTCAATGTATCTTATTTTTGAACTTTCATATAAATGGGAATTAAGATATGTATTTTTTGTTTTTTGATTATTCATACACCAAAATGCTTTTATCATTTTTTGTGTTTTTATATTATTCAATCCATATCTTTTGATAAATGCCTTTTCCAATAATGCGTGTGCTATGTAATGTTCCCTTCCAGTAAGCACAACAATTTTATTATTCTTTCCAAAGATACTTTTTGGAAATGTATGATGTTTTTCCGTATATCCTTCAGGAGGATTTCTATTCTCTGCTTTCCTAATAAGGTTACAATATACCTTTAGGTAGTTCATTTCTATTCTATTTGGACGGCAATACTATTTATAATAGAAAAGGTGCCCAAAAGAGCACCCAATCTTTGTCTGTAGAGATTGCCGTCCAAACAGACATTATTATTTATTTACCTCAACTTTGATTTGATTTGTTTAATCGCATCATTAAATCCCTCCACAGCAGATTCAACATAAGCATTTTGAGAACCAGCAGCAGATTGTTCTTTAGGTAGAAATAACTCAATCTGGTCTACCAAATCTTCAATAGAAGTTTCCATACCCCGACTACTATGAGTTGTGAATATATCATCCCACCAACGATAAATGAGATCTGTGAGAGTTTTTGATTTAGTAGATGATACCACACCTTGCTTGACTGCTTCACGGAATGCTTCTTTCAAACCATCAGCAACTTGTTCTGGTGTTTGAGGAGATGGTTGAAACTCTCCCGTAGGTTCTGGAATATTATCTTTAATCAAGTCCATAACCCTATCAGTCAGTTCATCACAATCAATACCATATCCTACTTTCTTTCCAAGTTCTTCCCAAAGTTTATCATAGAAACTTTTTGGTTCTTCCACTCTCTTATACTTCACACCCATAATGGTTGCGTATTCTCCTTCTATGAGAACTTTTGAGATGTCGGTTTCAGTCATTTTGATTTCAAGTTTAGTTTCAGGACATTTGGTTCCAAGAGTTGGAAAAGAAATACGGTATGTTTCCTCATTATTTGTGTAGAAGATTAGATCACTCATCTGTCTTGGAGCATCTCCCAGTATTATAACCCGTCAAAAATGCGGAATGAACCCACTTAGTCATCAAATCCTTACGAGTATTCACATCCTCAACTTCACAATCACCAAAGAACCATTCACAACGGAATGTAAAATTACCATACTCTCCGTTGAACCATTCCTGAAATGCGACTTCGGCAGTTTCTTCCCATTCCCAATCTTTTGTAGGATGTTTCATAGAATGTAAGGTTGCTGTGGGTCTTCTTTCCAAACTTCCTTGTAGATAATCCATCGTTCTACACCAGTTTGCATTTCAGCACTCCAATGATTTCCGTTGGTGTCTATTGCGTCAAGATAATGAATGCGTGTCTTTGGGTCAATCACTCGTGTGATGTGTGTGAATTTTACTCGTTCAGTCATTTTACTCCAAGTTGTTTGAGTTCGTCTTCAGTTAGATTAGCAAGGTCTTTCTTGAGTTGTTGAAGTTTTCGTTCCTTTGCTTTTGCTTTTTCTGCTTTTTCTTTCTCCAGTTGTTTTACTCTTTTATTATACTCTTGGTCGTTTTCTTCGCGGAACTTGTAAAGACGATAATACTCTACGATAGGAGAAGAAAGGTCATAACCACCATCATAATATTCCTCAATCCCTTCCCACTCACCTTCATTTATCCAATCTTGAAGTTGTGCGATAAGATTCTCTAACTTACCTGTGAAGTTAGATGCGTCAATCTCTGCGGTTTCTTTGACTTTGATGCGTTTGATAGTCATCAGGTGTCTGTGTGTATGAGAGTATTATAGGGAAAAAGGAGCACCTGTGGGATGCTCCTGTGCCAGTTTTTCAAGTGTCACATAATATCCTTAAGAGACTCATCTTGTGAAGACTCAATCAGTTTCTTCAGGGCATCATACTGTTTTGTATTCAGTTCAAGAGTTTGCTTCTTATAGTTTGGGTTTTGTTTAACATAATAGCGAACACTCGAATCCTCATCAGTTGCAAGAACATTTAGAGTTTCTTGTGATGTGTTTGGGTGTTTTGCGACCCAACAACGAACATCAGGATCCTCATCAGTTGCAAGAACTGCTATAGTTTCTGTTGATGTATTTGGATGTTGTGCAACCCCATAACGAACACCCCAATACTCATCAGTTACAAGAACTGCTAGAGTTTCTTGTGATGTGTTTGGATGTACTACAACCCGATAACGAACATCAAAATTCTCATCAGTCGCAAGAATTGCTAAAGTTTCTTGTGATGTGTTTGGGTCTTTTGCAAGTTTAAGTTTCTCTAGGTAAGAAAGTTTAAGAATATCAGGTTCTTCAATTTCCTTAAGAACCTTAAGGACAATTTGAGAAATCTGTTCTGGTGTGTAGGTCATCAGGTTTCTGTGTGTATGAGAGTATTATAGGGCAAAAGGAGCACCTGTGGGATGCTCCTGTGCCAGTTCTTCAAGTGTCCTCAAATAATACCACTTATAATCAAAGATTAGTTTAGTTAGTTTCATAATACTCATACTCATCAAAACCTTGAGGATTGAAATGCCCCACAGTTAGTTTTACAGTTTCACCAGTAAGTTCATGCTCTAACACTACTCTATGAGAATACTGTTCTTTCACAACATAAACATCATTTGAGGTCTTATGTTTCCATTTAGAACCTATTTCAAGTTCTTTCATCCCACACCATATAAAAATGTTTTTTTACCTTCAACAATAAGATCACCTACACAATAAATCTGTGAGATAATGAGGAATGTTTCAGATTTGCTCATTTTCGTGCCTCCCAATACTTACCTTCCATACCACATCCGTGATACTTTCTCATTGTATCACAAAAATCACCTTTGGTCTTTCCACTCACAGGATTTACAGCAATCAAATGAGGATTGACGCAAATATCAAATGTGTCTCCATATCCAGTGATACGAGCATACCAATCTTTCTTGTAGTGCTTACAATCCTTACAGAGTTTTATGTCAGTCATTTTAAATACCTGCGTCAGCATCAATAGTGAAGTTTGGTTTGTCTGTGATAATCTCTACACTCATTTCATTCATAATCACAGCAATCGTATTCCTTACATTTTCCCTTGATTGGGCAGTATAATATCCATTCCAGTTTGATACCATTAGAGAATGGTTGAGTGTATCAATAATAACTGCGAGTTCGTGTGCTGTGAGTTTCATTCATCATTCTCCCAGAAGTCCTTCCATTCTACCTTATACTCATCAGTCATCTCTTCAACTTCAAAACCACTTACATCAGATTGACGAAGGCAAAAATAATCAACAATTGTGTTTGCTATATCATTTGCCAGATAATCACCGAAATCTACGGGATTTTCCAGTTGAGAATCTGAATGAGTAGCAGGATTGAATTTCACACAGAAGGTGATTTTATACCCTTCAACACAATCCTTTGAATAACGCAGTGCCTTTTTGCGTTCTTCAATCTGTTTTTCAAGTTGTTGAAGTTCTTTGTAAGTAAGGTTGGTGATGTCAGTCATCGTTCAGATACTCGTGTTGGTGTGCTTGCCATCGTAGCAGAGTGGGGATACATGAAGGTTGAATACCAATTTGGCTCAAAACTTCTTCAAACCAATCTGCCATAGTGTCAATTACTGCTTGTGCTTCTGCCTCTTCATTAGGTGGTGCTGTTTGGAGAGCATTCTCAATCATCTTGAGTAGTTTAGTTTTGTCAGTCATCGGTCTTTGTGCTTCAGAAGATAAGAGTTAGCAATCGCCTTGAAAGTGAAATCACTCTCCCAGGACTTGAATACAAGTCCCTCACGCTTAGTTTGAGGGTTCAGCGATGGACCTTCAGCAAACTCCAGAAGTTCATCAATGGTATCATATGCTTGAGCAACACGAACATCTTGATCAATAATGGGAACATGCTCAATATCGGCACCCATATCACCCAGCATTTCAAGAACAGTGTAACGTTCTTCTGGTTTCAGATAGTATCCATAAGTGATGCTGAAGATGTCAAACAGATAGAAACGCTGACCTTTGAGTTTCTCAGGATTGCCCTGAATACCTTCACCAATCAACTCACCCTGAATAGCATACTCTTCACCATGCTTGGAACACAAAGCAAGCAGAGCATCAACGATATTCTGTTCCCGTGCTGCTTTCCAGAAACTATTGCCTTCAGTTTCCTTCAGGTCAATATTACGAGAACAGACACCAATCTCACCATCTTTGACATACACAGTCATACTGCTACCATCAAGTTTAGTGGTAACTTCATAGATTTCATCTTTGTGGATCTCAAAGATGTCCTTACGAAGGTTCTGGCAACGTTCCTGGTCAGTTTTAGGGATGAAGTGAGGGAAGTTACCCTTCATCGTACCAGCAAGTTGAGCAGGGATAGGTGGTTCCCACTTCTGGATTTTGAGCATCTCTGTTACATCATCACCCAACGAAACAGCATCAGCAAGAGGCGAATCCAGGTTGATGGGAAGCAGAAGTCCCTGACTGATTTGCCCACGAAGTTTCACAGTACGAAGACGCTCACCCTTCACACCATTATATTCACGGGGTTCTTGACCTTTGCTCAGGAAAGGAGCAAGTTCATGTGGCACCCAACTATCAATCTCAAGATAGATGGCAACATCACCAACTTGATATTCACCTTTCTTGACCACAACTGGCCAACCACCATTCACGATGGCACATTCAATAGCATCAGCACCTTCAATAGGTTTGATGTAAGTGATTTCAGCGATACTGGCGAGTTTGCGGATAGTCATTTGTTTTTGTTCTCCAGTTGATCAAGTTTCTCATTCATAATACCAGTCATATCAAGTGTGCGTGGATCAATACCAGCATCAGTACAATCCATGATAAACTCCATAAATGCTCCTAGAATGAGACAGGCACGGCGTTTGTCATCTATTGGCATGGCAACATACTTTAGCACATGCTCGTAGAGTTCATCGTAGGTCATTCTTCTTCCTCAAATCCACCAATACCAATATCTACGAAGGTAGAACCATCAACATCCTCAAAAAGTTGGAAGTCAAAATCACCTTCATAGAAGTGATACTTGTGTCCATCAGTAATTCTTACTTCTTGATCAAGTGGAAACTCTTTGAGTTTTTCAATCCATTCAGCAACGGTCATTTGAATTGCTCCAGAACATCAATAAAGTGTTGAATACAATCTTTGGGAATGTGAATGGTTTGGTATTCTGGTCCATTACCATCACGCACACTCACAGTTCCACATTCATCAGCAGTAAAATCAAAACTCCAACCATCTTCTTCGTGTTCAATTTTGATGTGTTTGGTGATAGTGTAGGTCATTTGAAAGCACCTTGAATGAGAAGAATGATCAAAGCAAATCCAAGAATAGCAATAGCAAGCAGAGCACTAATCCACAGGGGAGACAGCACCCACCACCAGCTCCAGGTAATATGGCCTGTGAGTTTCAGACCGATGAAGAGAACAGTCAGCAGACCAGGGAAACCGATGCCGCTGGAGGAAGAGGAAGAAGAGTTAGACATAGTTCAGTAAAGTTCGTAGGGTTCAACGTTGTACTCAATCACATCCAGGAACTCTTGGAAGCGGTTGAGCGCCTTCTCATTCATCTTAGGATCCATGAAATCGTAGTAGAACTGGAGAGCATAGCGAGCACGGTCTTCAGGGCGGTTGAGGATCTGCTGGAGGCGGTCAGTCATGGAGTGCCTTGGTTGATGTGTTTATTATAAGGCGAAACCCCCCTGCCTCATGGGGTGGTGTGCCAGTTGTCAGAGTGTCACTCAAACTCTCCTGGTTTGGGTTCGGGCATAGGGGGGAGAGGTGGTAGGATCTGCGGTTGAGGTTGCTGCACGATCACAGGTTGTTCTTGTGGTTTTTCTGCTTCTTCTAGTTTCTTTTCAAGTTCGTTGATCTTATTCTCAAATACAGATATATCTTGTTGTACTTCCACAGGTTTGGTTTGATTTTCTTGAGACAGTTTCCATCCAGCAGCTCCAGCACCAAAGATGCTAGCGAGTGCGGCAAACACAGAAATAGTCTTGCTAAAACTCATAGATCCTCGTCGTCAAAAGTAAAGTATTCGTAGATTTGTTCCATCACAGCAAAGTTAATCCGCTCAACGATGACATATTCTTGGGGATTATCCATATGCTTGTGAGCAAGACGCCAACCACGTTGTATGCCTTGTTCAATTGCCATCTCCAAGATGACACGAGTTTTAGGTTTCATAGCACTTCCCAGTCACACTCCCAGAAATCATTTACATTAACCCAGAAGAAGTATTTTTTGTTTTCAGATGCAAGGAACATCATACCATCGCCTTTGTCCTGTTCAACAATACAAATAGGATTGTTGTCCATGATATTACAAAGGCGGTTCTTGGCCTTTTTGCTTTTTGGTCTTACTGTTACTCTTTTCATTCAGAACCTCCATTTTGAGTTTGCGAATACCTGTGATGAAATAACCAAAGTCTCGTGTTTCAGTAATAGGTTTAGTTTCTCCACATACATCACAGACTGCTTCATAAACAGAAGAACAACCTACAGAATAAACACCATAGGTTCGTCCACAATCAAAGCATGTTTTGTAAGCATTCTCAAGTTTCTTGATCAGTGCTTGTTTCTGACGGATAGAGGTCATAGTTCAGTTCAACGAGGGGTTTTTTGTCTGTGATGTAATCATACAGCATCCTGGCGAAGCCTTCGTAGGCAGGTGTGCCAGTTTCGATACTGGTCGATGTGGCTACCGTCCACATAATTCTGAGGTCTAGTTTGTCGGGAAATTCCTTCATCGCTTGCCCCAGAACGTTTCAAACTCATTTACATATTCCATGTGCTGCCATCCATGATTGAGTGAATGCCAGAACTCTCTCCACACATGATAATCATCAAAGCGAAATCCTTCATGTGAGATCAACCTGTACCACCACCAGAATGGAGTGTGTCTAATCAATTTAGATCCAATTACTAATCTATTCAGAAATACTGGGAGGTTCATCATCTTCTCTAAGATTTTTCATGACTTCATCCATGGGGATGAGTTTCTCTTCACCACGCTCAATACGATCTACCAGTTCTTGTAGATGCTCTAAAAACTCTTTCGGTAGAGTGTCATCCTCACCAAGGTAAGACCAGAAGCAATCACGACACTCTTCAAAAGGATCATCATAAAACATGAGACCGTAATCTTTCCAGTTACCAGTCATCAGGTCAGCCCAGTTGTAGAATGAGTGCCTGATGCTCTGCCAACCAGTCATCCAGCAGTGGTTGATCCAATAGTCCCACCAACTGAGTTTGGTTTTCTTATTTGCTGTACCAAGCACTGCTCTACTGAAGGTCATTTTTGAATATCAAATGTAGGAACTGGAGCGCCACCATTGCTGGGGACCATATACACCGTGCGGTTAGAATCTTTCTCACCCTCGGTAATCCACAGATACTGAAGATAAGCAGGATTGTCCTTCAGACTCTCACCGATGATAGAGTTTGCTTTTGCCACACCTTGAGCACGGATAATTTCAGCATCAGCAAGTTGCTGAGCACTATCTTTCTTTGCTTGTGCTTCAAGCACAGCAACCTGGCGAGTGTATTCTGCTTTCTGTAGCTCTGCCTTACCATCAAGAGACTGAGCCCAGACGTTGTAGATTGGTCCTATAATAGAACTAATCACAAACAGGGATACCAGAAAGGATACCCCAACAATACCAAAGTTACGAATAGTGTTATCTTGTGCCATTAGCAATCCTCTATTCTAATAAAATCAGGGTCATTAGTCAAATTGTCAACGCGCCCCCAATCCCAGGTGCGCTCAATAAATCCAATATCAAATCCTAGTTTGTAAGCCCAGAACAGGATACTCAATAGACTACCAGTTCCAGATTTGATCTGTAGGTAGGGCCAACTAGGATAATCATTCCATGATACAGACAGTTGTAACAGGGACATATCTTTGAATGGTCTAGGTACATGCTTACCTGTGTTTAGGATTTGAACGTACCACTCATGTCCGAAGTCTTCACGGTGTCTAGCGCGTAATAAGCTCATAGTCTTGTAACTTACCGTACTTGAAGTGTAGTTTAGCACGAGGCCAGTCTTCCCATGCTCCTCCCCATGCTGATGTATAGACTTCAACATATTTGGTGAGGGCATGTACTCTAATTTTTCCGTGGTTGCCGTTTGGTATCCAGGCAAAATTCAACCAGGATCGTTCAGCATTATACTCAGGATCTCCTGGCTCGTACATCTTGAGATCCTGAGTGTTGGAGTAGTCTACCACATACAGATAACCATCGGGTGACAACCAGTATTGTGACATGGTGCCACTATATCCATCTTCAATATCTTTGGTTTGACACTCCACGTTTGTTAGTTGTGGTCCCAGGTCATAAGATGATCTGAAATAGTCGAACATACCCAAATTACATCACCTCCTCGTTCACCTTGCTGATGATAATAGTATTATTTACCTCATCAACACTCCAATCTAGTAGGCAACCGTCATCCCAACCCAGTTGATCAAGGATCTCATCGGGAATAGGGAGAATGAGATCATCTCCGTCTTCCTCAAGCAAAACAGTATAGTTGGTATTCAGGTTTGTATCGGTCAATGTACTTTCGAGCATGGCTTTCAGTTTGGAAGTAACAGGTTTTCTTTTCGGTCTTGTCCTCTAGGCGATACGGGAATGTATCGACATAGGGAAACAAGTTCAGATCAGAAGAATAGACGAGCTCCTGTGGACTTGTATTCTTTCTTTTCGATGAACTCTTGGGCGTTGCGGATGTCTTGCTGGACTTCCTCTGGGGTTTGGTCGATGAAGTAGTCTGTGACTTGGTTGACCGCTTCGGTTGCGTTGTCAGCTTCTCCAAGTTCTTGGAGAGACTTGCATTTGTCTTGGATTGCGTTGATGAAGTCTTCTTCGGTCCAGGTGTTGAGGATGCTTTCTTGAGGGTCGTTTTCGTCCCAGCTGATGGTGAGGGTGCCGTCGTCTTCTTGTTTGACATCAATCATGTTTCTCCATTTCTGTAAGTAGTGTGCTAAAAATGTCTCAACTATAAACCATGGCGAAGCGAGAGATTTTACAACATGTTTTCTCATTCATCTTGGTTTTCGTCAGGGTTCTTAGGATTGGCAAACGTACCAAAGTTGTAAGTGTAGTACAGAAAGTTGTTGATGCTACGATCAATACCAAGACTTTCTTTTACGTCCAACCAGGACTGATATTCTAGTTGGAGATCGGGACCTAGTTCAATCGTTACTTTCATTTTTCCTCATCTGCTTGATTTTTTGTAGCAGAGTTTCTGCCAATACGTAATTATCAGAATTGTACGCTGTCATGTAATCTAGGATCAAACTACGCATTTCGCTGCTGATAGAGTTCGTAGTGGAGTTGGATGAGTTCTCGTTCGTCATAGTAGTGAATAGGTTCGTCTTCCAGTTGTTCGGGGTCCAACCACTCAAAAAACTCATCAGCAATAGATAAAGCACCATCATGATCTTCCGCCGCCAACAATTCCTGAAAGCGATCACATGCCCAATCGTAGATGTCATCACGTTGGGCAGAGAGGCGTTGAATTTCGTTCATAGTTTTTTCAGGAAAAGGATGTTGTTGAGGTGGTCGTACTGGATGAATTCTACATCACGAGGAAGCAGCGAAACTGCAGCAGCGGCAAAATCGTTGGGAAACTTAGCGAACAGACGCCAGAACTTAGCTACCCCATCGTCATCTAGAGTAGATTTGGGGCGAACACGGGTCTCGTACTCACCCATCGTGTAACGATTGGGATAGGGTTCTATGAAATCCCTGATGTAATCCTGTAGTAAATTCATTTGACAAATACCTCACGGTGCTCTTCGGTCAACTTAGCAATCTGCTGAAGGTGATACGCCACATGAGCGACATATTCACGTTCATCATTATCCATGCTATCATAGTCGATCTCGAAGCAGTCATCAACATCAACCGTATTGTCGTCAAAACAGGTCATGCCGTACATAACATCCGTGGAATGATCCATGGCGTAAGCAGTACCACCAGTAACGATGTAAAACATGGGAGTGAAAGCGATTGAACTCTGTAGTAATTTAGCAGGTGAGGGGCGGAATGTCAACGCATGTAAAGATAACCACCCGCCCAGTCACACTTCTCAAACATCTCTTCGCGGGAAGAAATAGAGAGAACGTTGTAACGAACACCCTTGGCAGGCGCTTTGAGACTAGCAGGTTTGTAGACTTCACCAGTCTTCTTGTCAATGAAAGCGTGGATGCTGCTACGCTTACCATCAATATACATGAAGACTTTGTGATACTTACGACCAGAAGAATCCAGAGCGTAAGTGTAACCATCAGGAGCATCTTGCTGGAGAGCATCACACAGCATCAGACCATACTTGACGATGTTCAGTTGGATAGTGTTGCGAGCGTCTTGCTCTGCTTGGAACTGGGCGAAGGTGGGGTTGGGCAGGGAGATCATGGTGCGGTGTCTTTCGCTGATGTAATCAGTATAGAGGATCAGGACAGGAGCAGGAGGGCCTCCTGTGACAGTTGTTCAACTGCCCACTCGGTATCCAGATCAGGCAGTTCGTCATCCCATCCTAGGGAAATATCATAGCGATCCAGTTGTTCTAGGATCTGACGGTCAAGCATAACTTCTTCAATCATTTGTTCAAGGGGGAAGTGTAAAAGCGGCGGAAAGCAGTAACAATAATAACAAGCGACGAAACCACACCAACCAGACCAAGGAAGGTGGTAGCATCACCAGCAAAACTGTAAGTATCAGGTGTCATTTGGAGTAACGGCAATCAGGATGGGGTTTGGGAAGTTCAGCGCATACTTTATCGTATGCTTCAAATAGTTGTTTGTCGCGGTTGATCAACATGCCATTATACATGATAATGGCAATAACCGCGAGAAAGATGTAAGTTGTTTTCATAATCAATTGTGAGATTCATGCCACATAGCATCTTGAGCGTGGTCTTCACCCTCATTCCAATACATGTAGTATTCTTCCTCAGTCATCTCACAAACACGATGAAACTCATCAATCTCTTCTTGTGTCATAGGAGATTGACCAGGAAAGAGAGGCATACCAGTATTGGGGCAGATGTCGTAGATCTCAGCGGGGAGGTCTTTGATCATGGGGCGTTCCCTTGAGTACCTTAGTAGTATAGGGTCAGTCGAGCTCAGCAAGGGCGTTGTTGAGACACTCTGCCAACTGGCACAGGAGCTTGATCTCATCAACGCCATGGTGCTTCGCCAGTTTCCTGGTATCCTTGGGATCGTGCCCCCACATCAGGTCGATCAGGAACTGGAGCTGCTGCGTGTCTAGGGTCGCCATGGTGACGACAGAGGGGCAAAGATAGGTCATAACGGTCAGAGGGGGGTTACAGGCGCTCCTAGGTGCCTCTAGCAGAACGATAGGACGCTGGGGCGCAGCGGTTTCAGGATCTGCATGGCGCTGTAGGGAGTTGTGGCATCAAATTCTACCACTTCTCCTGGTGTTGATGAATTAACTGGTGCAATGTATTGATTGGTTTTTGTATTATAAAATCCCCAGATTGACTTAACTGGGGTATCATCAGTATAGCTAAACTTACCGTGGTTACAGATCCAAATAGAAAGAACATTGCGCTTATGAGGCATGATCTCATAGGTGTATCCTTTAGGTGGTTTATATGGGAATTCAAACATCAATCTGAGTATCTAAATGACGACGGACGCATCCCACGAATTCAAACCATTCTTCTTCTGTGAAGTTGTCGGAAGCATAAGGAATACCAACGACAGCAGCGCAATGACGACGTACAAACTCGGGTGCAACATAAGGATCTTGATAAGCAGTAACTGTGGCGAGAATGAGAGCAAACATCAGCAGCACACCATAACTTTAACACGGGGGAAAGTGTGAAACTTGGTCACTTTGTAACCATAAGTGTTAATACGAGAGTCTGCTTCATACTCCATATCTTTCTTGGAGATCAGACGCTCACTCATTTCTTTACCGTCAAAAGAAGTTACTTGAACGAACTTACCAGTCAATCCAGCAGCAGGATAGAAATCAACTTGCATTGCGCCTTGGACCAGTTGCATGGGGTGTCTCTCGATTACCTTAGTAGTATAGAGCATAAAAAAGGGGTCACGAGGACCCCTGTGCCACTTCTCAAAGTGTCACATCAAAAGAAAAACGAGAGATTATTCTTCCTACCTTTGTTCAACCTGAATTTATAGAAATTATCAAAATAACCAGCACTTTCAGATGAAATACTCTTAAATCTTTTGTTGGGTTCATTGATAGAAGTATCAAATAGAAAGAACAATTGATCGATCAAAGCACTACCTAATTGTCCTTTGTTCAAACGCTTGTCTGGATGTGCTGGAACACCATTAGTTTGATCCCATTCGCGGCAGAGGAGAGCAAGTGCTGTAGATCCTTTTTTTCCAGTAAGATCTAAACCAGACAGATCACAATCGTTGATCTTTAAAACTGTATGATACCAAGCAGGAGACCAGTTATGATAATGACCAGTCATCAAACTGGCAAAATACAACCAACTATCCCATTTGATGCAAGAATAAACATGTGCTGCATCATTTTTTGATGACATCTTCTTAGTATTAAAGGTGATGTTATCAAGTTTATCAAAGTAAGGCATAAACTCTTTTACAGCATAAGAAAGAGTTTCTTGATCCAATCCACTGTCAGTTTTGAATCCTGTTCTTTCTACTGGATCCCATCCAAATGTGTAGTGTGCGGCATATGAAAGTGGTTGAGCTTTCATAAAAGCAGGATTGTCTGGTTGTGGAATCAGAGTATCGCAGTAAGCGGAAAAGAAAGCAGAATACATTGCATCAGATCTCTTCTCAACTGCTTCTGAGCTATCATGCTGCTTATATTGTCTCTTCACATCCTTGATACTATCAGCATTTTCCGTGGAAATAATGAATCCGCCATTTTGATCAATTAGTTCTGGAGTTGCATCACTATCCCCATTAATAATTACTTGGGGTCTGGTGTGCATATCCAATTTGAATATGGTTCCTTTTTTATATTTTATACCACTGACTTCATCAACGTCATCATTTTGAAGAATAGTAGCGTGTCCAAGATAATGTGTAGGCTGCCATGGATTGAACCGTTCAATTACATCAGCTCTTTTTGCTCGTTGCTTGTATGGTCTTTCAATTGGATTGACTCTGTACTTTTTTTCATCTACCCAGTCATTAAACATAACTCGCTTAATTTCTGGTGGTTTTGCGAAAGACATAATGGGTCTCCTTAAACTGTTTGGGAGAAATGGAAATTGTCCATTTCTAATTACCGAACTACTATATCACAAAAAATTATTAATGTCAACCCTATCTACTTCTTTTATTCTTTTCTCTGCCACGGAGTAATATTCCGCGTCAGATTCCATACCAATAAAATTACGGCGCAATTTAACGGCAGCAACACCAGTAGAACCAGATCCCATGCAATTATCAAGCACGGTATCACCCTCATTGGAGTATGTGTTGATCAACCATTCCATCAAAGGCACGGGCTTTTGTGTGGGATGTACTTGCTGTTGTGCGCTGAAGTCGCGTGAGATGTTCAAAACAGACTTAGGGTAGCGCGTACCTTTGTTCTCAAACTCCTTGCGTGGTTTCATACCATATCCATGGTCATTCTTACGTCCAACATATCCCTCGGGATTCTTGCTCTTGCGAGCATATGGTTCTCCCTCCTCCATCTGTGGGTTGTAGATACCACCAGGATTCTTGGCAAATAAAAGTACATTCTCATGTGTTTTCATAGGTCTATACTTGGCAAGACCAGGAGAACCACACTTGTTCTTATTCCACACCAGTTCATACTTGAACCAATTGATCTTCGAACAGATCAACTGCGCGGAGAATGGTTGTGATCCAAACAGACACATCATACCCTTGGGCTTAATGATGCGACCATACTGCTCCCACATAGCATCAAAATCCAAAATCTCGTCCCATTTGATGCTGGTAGTGCCGTAGGGTGGATCGCAACAAATAAAATCAATGAATTCGTCTGGAATCTCTTTCATGAGTTCCAGACAGTCACCTAGTTGTAAATCAAAAGTCATACAAATAAGTAAATGGCAATGGGATTAGTTTGTTTAGCACGAATTTCTAGATCAACCTCATCAATTTTGTTTTGGTAATATTCTACAGCATTATCTACATTTGTAAAGCGAACAAACTTACCATCTTCATTGACAATGAGAATAGAATCTGATTTAGTAAAAGTAAGATCAAAAGCACAGCGGAGACAGAGTTTTTTCAACTCAGCATCTGTAAGAGGACCACATTTTTGCCCAGAAACCGCTTGCCAGAAATAAGAATTCAGGAGATTGATAGTGTCAGCGTCATACACCTTCTTATCTTTTTTGCGAAAGGGAAGAAAGTCCTTGATGATAAGATCAATATCATTATTCTCTTTCAATAGGGAGATAAACTCCTTATAAACTTCCTTACCCTGAGTTTTAGATACTTCGATTTTACCACCATTCCACTTTACTTCTTCGTTAATCCGCTTTACTTCTTCGTTAATAAGATTGATGACATATTCAAGATCACCCTTACCTGCCTTGCTAATCTTAGCTTTAAAGTTACTAGCAAACGAAATCATGAATTCACCACGACCTATAGATGCCATGCCACCATTACCACCAGCAGTAATATTGACAAAACGTGAGACACATTCACGAAATTCTTCTCGTATATAACCGAAAATATTACCAGCAGATGCTTCACTAAAATTATCTACATCAAACATCATGTCAGATTGAATATTGTCCAACAAGGAAGTGAGGTCAGTTCCTGTTCGGAAGCATGACATATACACCTGATCAGCAGCAGTTTCTAGATGTCTAGCATTATCATAAACTGCAGTTAGAATAGACTCAAGGCGTTGGAGTGGTGTCATGATAGATTATGTTGATACTGGTATTATGGCATGAAAAAGGGGCGGTGTCAATCGCCCCCCGTACCACTTTTTCAACTGTCCCCGAAGACGGGGTGGATTTCTGTTTTAGCATGTTCTGTCATATTAACATGCTGCTCCCACATAATCGCATCCTCTAGATTGTAGAAAATAGCTTGTTGTTTCGTCTGCTTGTTCTTTTTTTGTTTCATCCACACAACTGCGTACTTCATTCCAATACTCACGAAAAACTACAAGGTTTGCTTGGTAACGACCAGTATGAGATGATCTATCTGGTCTGTCAATATAACAGATAGTAATGTACTGATCGTCAATGAAATTGACCCAACCGCGAACGTTGCGGTATTCTACCATCGTACCATATTTGAAAGTCATTCGTCAATTACTTCAAACAATTGACGATCTTTGTTCTCTGGTTTAGGAAGACGGAACATCTCCTTGAGATCATTCAATTCGGATAGTTGTTGTTTCAGTCCATCAATTTGAGACTGCAATCTATCATTTTGTGCTTGTAAAATTTGGAAGTTTGCATCGTTATTATTCTGCATCATCAGAACATTTTCGATTGCTTTCTTAAAATCGTCTTCAGTCATGGTGAGATAGTTGGCGCTTCAGTTCTACATCGACAGTGATAAGTTTGTGATACAAATACTGCTCGTATTCGTTGCCTTTCAGCAGTTCGACGAGGTTATTTATTTGCATCTGTGCAAGGATCAGTTTGGTTTTCTCATCCATTCCAGGCTTCCGCAGGAGGTTCAACATCACCATTTTCGGTCTTGGGTTTGCCATGGACCAGCAGCAGGGCGCCCTCAGCCTTTTCAGCGAAGGTTTTGTGGTAAGTATTGATCTCCACAATAATATCGCGCAGATCGTTATAGAATTCTAGGATACTCACGTCACTATCCTCAAGATACTCGTGGATACTGTCTGCCAAACGATCTTTGCGTTGCTTAGCATACTCCGCTTTCCAATCTACACTCACATTAGGGCGTCCTTCAGTCACGTACTCATGTCCTGTCATAGTAAAAACGTAGGGGTTAGTGGGATTTAGTTTCATTCGAAGTCTTTTCTCTTCGCGTAGAGATATTCTAGCACACTTTCGCGCCATTCCAGCAGTTCATTGTAACATTTCTGGTTATGGGCACACTGGCGTAGCTCATGGTCTGGTTTCAAGACACTCTCAATGAATAGACCGAGAGCATCTTTCTGCTTACGTTGCTTGTCGTCCATGCTAATCTCCATGATTGATTACTATTTACTCAACCGATAAGGGATTGACCCTTGACAAAGATGGTATCCACAACCGCTTGCAGGCGCTTCTCAGTCTGCTTACCATAGTTGGTGAAGACAGGCACAGTCACGAAACCAGTACGCTTGCGATACATCTCCAGTTTGCCAGGAGTGATCTTACCAGCAGCGATGTCAGCAGCATCCTGACGGTCAAGACGGATCACACGACCGATGGTTTGCGCCATCTCAATCACGGGCAGATTGCGAAGGAGAATAGTATGGGTGAGACCAGGGACGTTGATACCTTCAGACAGGATGCTGTAGTGGAACATGATGAACTTACGGTTGGGATCTTTACCCCAGGCATCAAGAGTATCGAAGAACTCTTGACGACCTACTTTCTTTTTGTTGATGTAAGCACCATGCTTGCTGGTGATGTGAAGCACATCATAACCACGAGCAGCAAACTCTGCCATCACGTTAGTTTGCGACAGCAGCGCCCACAGCACACGAGTGTTGGGAGCAGCAACCAGGATCTTCTGGGCACTATCACCATCGAGTTTGCTGACAATATCCATCAGCACTTCACGGTCATTCTCTGCAGCGAGCAGAGACTTGTTACGCTCGAAATCTACAACGTGAGCTTGCACAGTAGGAGGAATGATGCTACCGTTGTTGATCAACTCAGGAGCAGGAACAGAGATCAACTCGGAACCATACACATCAGTGTTGTTCATGCTGATCACACCGCCACGAAACTTAGGGGTGGCAGTCAGATAGTAAGCATTCTTGGCAGTCAGAGTAGCAGCAGCAACTTCTTTGAAGAAGTCACGGCGAACAGAGTTGTGCGCCTCATCATAGTAGATAGTATCTACATCGATGCCTGCCTCATTCACACGGCGAAGAGAGTTGTAGGTGGTGAAGATCAGTTGATGAACACCAGCAGTCTCACACACAACATCATGGCACTGGATCATATCGATCTTGGTGGTGCTCATGCCATCAACCTCACCGCTATGAACATGGAGAACTTCCACATTCACCTTGCCATTCAGTTCAGCAAAGAACTCTTCATAGAGTTGGACCGACAGCAGGATGCGAGGAGAGACCACCACGATCGTCTGAGGGCGGTCTGCCTGCTGCAGGCGACGCAGACAGTCAAGGATCATCACAAGGGTCTTGCCGCCGCCCGTAGGGCAGGTCACGCGACCTTTAGAGGCAGTCAGCAGAGCATCGAGCATACGCTGCTGATGGGGGCGAAGAGTGAGGGTCATCTGGTGCGCTGTTGATGAGAATAGTATAGGGCACGAAAAAGGGGGTGCTGGACCCCCTGTGACAGTTGTTCAATCGTCCGCGCGATCAACTGATGCTATATCACAGACAGGCACCTCATGCTCGTTTGCAATCAAATACCACGGCATGATTTGACCATGATATTCAGGATGTGCTTGATACTCAATAGTATATTCACGATCACCCAGATACTTCACCTCAGTCTCTGGGATGTTGTGATCTCGCAACATAGCTTGAAGTTGAAGATGGATCAGCTCAGGTTGTGTGGGAACTTTCATGTGGTTTCAATTGTGCTTTGCTAGAGTAGCACAGGTGTCAACCCTCTGTCAAGTCCTCGAATTCGTAAACTCGGTAATGTATTAGTCGAATGTCGTTAAATGTTCCATTTTGATCTATTTCAAATCTAAGATCAAATCTAGAATTATCAGTAATTATCGTATCGATGTAATCAACTTGCTCTTGTGTAAGAATTTCTTTATCAAATAAAATCTTTTTAAAGTTGATATTGTGAAAATTATTCGAATGAGGAACCACTAATACTTCATGCCTCTTCTTATCGATAGCACGGAAAGGAACTATACTATAAGGAGCATAATTTCCCATCAAATCAAAAGTGATGTTATCTGAGTTTGGATAAAGGGTGATTAGTCCCTTAAACGTCCCAGGATTATTTTTGCATAATTCATTAACTAAATGCAAACCAGTGTTATTTTCATAGTTGTTGAGATCGTATTTCAAATCATGAATAACTACTGATTTAAATTCTCCTTCAGTCGTGTAGTTAATTTGAACGATATTTGTAGACAATTCATCGGTTTCATCTGTCATCAGGTCAATCTTTTCCTGACATAAATCTAGTTCTGGACAATCGATTGAACTCGTAAAATGGTTCCAGAAGGAACGATGTCCATTTACCGTAGCATATTTCATGGTGTTGTATATTTTGTATTCCAAAATATTTTCACCATCATGTTCTATGATTAAGTTCTTAAATTCATCATATAAATTTTCAATTGAATGAATGTACTTATATCTAAAAAATAAATTTAATTTATCCGCTACGTCTGCATTAATATCTGGTAGGTATGAATTATCATACAAAGAAGTAAATCTCCATGGCATCACTTCTCCAGTAGAAATATACTTCTTGTCAAAAAGACTAAATTTATCGTATACAATATAGTTGTCTGAAAACATTTTAGTTAGAGAGTACTATTTGACCTAGATTGTTATACAAAGTAAAGTGAACGTAGTTCGCTGGTTCACAATTTTCTTGATCCACTGGGAAATAGCTCTCAAAGAAATCTACCGCTTCGGCAATATCATCAATTTCTACAAATATAAACTCACTATTTTTCATTACTGTAATGAAATCCAATGGAAGAAGATTTTCATATAAAGAAATTGATTCGTTTATCTTGTCAACATCAGATGTATTGTTCCATCCATATGTTCTAATGTACGCAACACATTTACCAGTAGCTTGTGCATACTTCTCGATAAAGTTTTCAAAAAAATAGACTTGATATTCGGTATTCATTTTACTAGCAACTTCCAAGCAATTGTTATACGAAGTCCAGGAAAACTCCTAGAAGGACCCTCTGCAGAATGATTGATAACACCAGGAAATAATATAGCAGAATTTGGTTTTGGCATATGGAAATAGTATTCCCCATTCCCAAAATCAAAAATAGTTTTACCACCCCAATCTACATGCCACATCTCGTTTGCATAATATAAAAATGTTTTTCCACGTTCATCATACCAATCTTGGTGAAGAGATCCTTTGGTCCCAAAGGTATGCCCGTTGGCATAAACATCAAACAAATCATATTTTTGATTTGTTTTTTCTTCAATAATATTTAGAAGATATTCCGTGAAGAAAGGATTATTTTCAAATCCCATAGCCCAAAACGGAAATGCTGTCTTATATCTGGGATCCGATTGTGGATATGTTCCATGCCCAAACTTCCACTTTGCATCGTAGACACAATCAAGTATTTTGGAATAATCTTCTTTAGAAAAAAAGTTATCATATTCAATAATATCAGAACGATCCATATTCTCTAATTAAATTAACTCTAAGTTGCTCCAAATTTTCCAATACTTCAGAAGCGCATTCAATTTTATCATCAACCACTTTCATATCAAATACTGTATTTCCATAGTCAATAAGATATTGGCGGATAAAACTATTTTGCACACAAGATTCTATCCAACATACAAATACTTTTCTGTCACCACTTGTTACTTCATTCACCTTATGCTTTATTCCAGTTGAATATATAACTGCTTTCCCAGGTTTCAATTTATATTCCAATTCTTTGGATCCAATCTTTAAAACTAGTTCACCACCAGAATAATCTTCTGGGTCGGATAAGAAGCACGTCATGCTATAATGTGCATTAACTCCACCAATAGGATGATTGTCAATATGATATCCATATTTCATTCCAGTTTCATACCAAAGATAATACATTTGCGATATTTGCTTTGGAATAAAAACTGATCTAAAACGAGAATTAGATAAAAGTATTTCGTTGCAATATTTGTTTATCAATCTGTATTCATAACAATCTCGCATCATCATATTTTTCTTTGATGGGGAAGAATTACTTATTGATCCATCAATAAAATTATTTTTAGTGTAATGAGAGATAATATATTTCAAATTATCATCATCAAATAAATCAATTTCATATATCATGGGACAATTTCAGTTTCATCTACATAATAATTATCCCAGTCGATTTCAGAAATTTGATCAACTTGCAGTTTTTTCATCAACTCCAAAATCGATGATTTTATCTTAATATAAGACGGCTTGTAGTTACCAGCATATCTAATAATATTAAGCAACCTTTTATTAACAAAGTCAACAGAAGCTTCCGTATCATATCCAACCCACTGATTGGGATCGTTTTGATCTAAGAACGCGGGTGCTGGAGATCCATCTTCTAGTTTGCCGTCTGGGTATTTCTTGAAATAATTTTTTGGGTCAATTGGATACTTTATGTTGAAGCTGTATTTAAAGAATTCCAAGTTAGTTTCGAAATCACTTGGCATCTTAATAACTTGATTTCTCAAAGCATTTCTCCAAGCAATCCACATATCTTTTTCGCCAGGATATGAATCTTCTACATCTGGAAGAACTCTCCAATCAGATGCCGATAGCATTGCATTTTTTTCTGCGATTTTTTTCTCGTATCTTTGCTCGAAAAAGATTAATTCTTTATCGATTTTTTCAATTGCTTGATTAATTTGCGATAATTTTACTTCACGCGAAACAACAAAGAAATCTTGTAATAGATTTTTGAATTCCTCTGCTTGTTCTTTTGTTGCACCAGTAAAAGAATAAGTAGACCAATAACTTACATTTTCTGCAAAATCATATTTTAGCTTTTTTCTTTGACAAAAATATTCACCAGTATTAAAAACCTGGAAAAAATCAAGTTGATCTTTATCGCTATGCCAGAAAGGATCGAGAGAAGAAAGAAATCTCTCTTTCAACTCTAGAGTAATAGTGGTTTTATCATGAGGAAGTATTACAATAAAGTCGTTTAAAAAATCAACTTCCATTACAGATGTTTTAATTATAGTCATTGTGATACCTTACTTATTCTTGATATACCATCCAGTCAATATGTATTTATCTTGAGCGAATACAGTGTTTCCTTTATGAACGTGAGTATATCCTGCAGGCCAAACAACAACTGTTCCAGCAGTGGGACGAATTCTTCTTCTCTGATATAAAAACTCAGTTTCACCATCACCTTCTGGCATATCATTCAAATAAATCATCCACGTCAATTCCCTCATAGCATGGCTCATAGTACTATTTTCATAGTGCCACAAATGATATCCACCACCAGGAGGAGTTTTCTGAATTTTCACATCTGTAGAAACAAGTGCTGCTTGTTTTAACTGAGGAAAAACTTCTCTGTAATGGAGAACGCAGGATTTTAGAAATTGATTTGTTTGATATGTAAGTTCTGGATTTGTGTAGTTAAGCAGAAGAGCATAATCTTTTCTGTTTAATGCCCCACCATAAACATCTTCAGATCTCGTAATGTCTTCACATGTACCAAAATCTTGTGCTTCTTCCGAGGGAATGTAACATCCCCTCTGAGAATAAATGTCCTCGAAATATTTAATAACATTATCACAAAAATTTCTCGGAATAAAATTTTCCCAAACACCAATAAAATCAGTAAAATCAGATTTCGTCAATCTTTCATCTTGCATCAACTCAATTGGTCTGAATGGTTGAACAGTCATAGTAATCAATATGCTTTAATGAGATATTTAGTTTTGTGAAATGGGTTCAATATTGGAACTTGTCTTTGCGGCGACAATGCAACATCAGGAACTGGTTTCTTTACACTTGTATTGAGTTCAAAAACAGCATCTGTTAGTTCTATATTAACTTCAGATTGATTAAAGGATAAATTAATGCTAGTTGCCGCTCCACCCAGACCAGAACCAAATGGAGCTCCAATTATGCCAGCACCGTCTGTATTTCCACCAGAATAATCTGTATTAGGATCTTCAACTGGACTTGTTGTAATATAGTGACTATGAGGATTTGTAGATCCAGTTGGTGGCGTATATGAATCAATTCTAAATGTTGTAGCGTTTGTGTCAATAACACCCGTTGCAATATTCGCGCCACCTTGAACCTCAAGATTATTATCCGTAAATCTTCCCGCAGCGATTGGACCATCCAAATTTGATGCTGGACTAGTCCAGATAACCATCCATTCAATATCAGTATTTACTTCAGGTGCCGATCCAGGTGCATCTGGAAGGGATGGAAAATTAATCTGAGAAGCAAAAACATCTAGGTCAGAATATGCTGGATTATAAAGTGCAATTTCTTGATTGAAATCTCCTAGGTTATTATTAACCCACTGCTTAAATTTGGTAATTCTATCAGAACTATATCCTGGATTTGGATCTACACGATAATCATCTCTTCCAGCAGTATCCCCAGTAAAGAATAATGCTCTAGCTCTCCATGGAATACATGGATCTCCACCATCCTGTTCTATTACAGCACTAACAAAAAGGTGAGAATGCTGTGGGACAGACACTAATGTATTTCCTATAGGTCCGACTTGAGCGGTAACAGTTCCACTAACATTAAAAGTTACATTTTCAGTAACAGTTTCAAGTCCAGAAACCTTCACTGTTCCAATTGTAAAGAAATTGCTAACTGTTCCAGATGTTCCAGTTCCCTCAACCTGTTCCAATGGATCTGATCCAGCAACATCCACTTTGTCGAAATACCAATACCCACCTTCAGCACCAACATCAAAAATACCTTTACCTACCGTAGTAACTGGAAGGAAAGATGATCCAAGATTTGTGCCATCAACAAATCCAGTTCCTGTTAGTCTTCTGTTTCTATAATCAGGAACATTAAAACTGCCAGAATATTCTCCAGTATCTTCGTTATAAGATCCATTTCCACCATAGGTATTTTTAATAACGTCCCAAAGTGCTGGGAACCTATCTACAGAATAAGAAGATCCATCACATTCAACAAATCCAGCATATCTAGAACCAAGATCTCCAGAAACATCTCCATATCCAACAATAACATTTTGCTTTAAAACAGGTATTACTGTACCAATAGGATATCCATCAAATTTTTCTGTCTTTTTGCTATACCAAACACCAAGATTTGTAGCAGCTGGTGGAACAGCAGCATATGTAGTAACTGTCCAGGTAAATGTCACTGCAGCAACATTTTCTGCTTCAGTGCCAACAACAACTGTTGTATCAACTTCTGTGAGCAACCCCGTATTTGCTTGCAAAACAAGATAGAAAGTGCTATTTACAGTTGGATCAAATACTCTTGGTCCTTCTACTGGTGTGTCATAATCAATCGATATTAAAGCTCCGTTTGTCGCAGTAATAGTAATTGGTCTAGTAATCTCAGTAACTGTTACTACACTACTAGATACAAAGCTTTCTGGAACAACATTACTCTTGTCTGCTGGAGGAGTAAATACAGCATCATAATCTGGTCCAGTATTTGTGATAACCTGCCAAGTTGGAATAACAAGATTTCCAACTTGAATTTGAGTTTCAACAAGATCACCAAAAGTTGCAGAAGACTTTGCATACAGAGTTATAGTATCCCCATTTTGAACAGATGCTGGAAATACACCAATCGATTGGTTATTAATTTTAATTTTTACTTCCGAAGCAGTTGTAGAAACTAAAGTAACTGGCACAGAAATTCCATCACCAAGACCTGTTATTCCACCGAGAGGTCTAGCCTGAGATGGTTGTAAAAAATCTTCGATTGCACTAAGAACATCTGGGAATGAGAAAGTAATTGGTGTAGTAGATGGATTTGCCCCAGTCGTAACTTCCCAAACAGATCCGTCGCTTTGATCTCCAATACTTAATGATGTCTGATTTATAGTAAATTGAATTGCAGAACTCTGCAATTTCAACTGTAAATATTGTCCATTATCAATAGTTCCAACAGTATTTGTAAATGTAACTCCACTCAATACATCAAAACCATCATCATTTGTAAATGTAGTATCAGAGTTTGATATTGCATATTCTGCACTATTATCAACAGAAATCGATGCTGGGCCAAGTAGTCCTTGTATTCTGATTACATTACTATAAATTGGAGTATCAACTGGTTGACCCGTCAAATCAGTAAATTCTGGAAATGGTTCTGGTATATTGAGGGGGATTGCTTTATTTTGAACTCTCCATGTTTCATAACCAAGTCCAATACCAAGAGTTAATCTAGAATTTTGATTAGAATTTGGACCAGTAGTTAATCTTACCTGTATTTTTGCTCCATTTTCAACTACTATAGACTCTCCTGGTTGAAACCATGCGGTATCCCAAGTTCCATCACCGTCATAATCAATTCTTAAGGAATAAACACTTGCATCTCCAATAATATTTGATGCTAAGCTAACTGCAGCCTGGGTTGTTGGAGTTAGTCCAGAAACAGTCACGATTTCTTCTCCTGCCCTAGAACCATCTCCATATACGTACATCGTGCTTAGTTCAGCATTAGTAACTTTTTGAAATGGAAAAGGATCTGGTTGAAAGTCTTCTGGTATTGTAGTAATATACCAAAATTGAATTAATTCACCGATCTGGATTGTAATAGTTTCCGTGTAGTCCCAAAAAGGAGGAGCGGTGTATCTAAATTGAATTAAATCACCTTCTCTGACATATAACGGTGTTGTAGAATATTGATACGCCATTCCAGATGCTTAGAGGTGTCAGTATAGAGTATTTATCTCACATTAAGTTATCTGCCTGACATCTTTCCAGTCATCTTGTCCGTTAATATCCACTTGAATTGGATAATTTGATTTTATTTCAACTGGAATATCTATGTCATTTATTAATAACAATTCTGATAAAACTTCGGTTTCGGGAGTAAATACTGGATCTTGATTTTTGATTACATCTTCTGTTTCTGGAATAATAATATTTTCAGGATATTGATCTATTATAACCTCAACTCTTCCACTTCGAGTAACTTGACCGCCTCCTCCAGCGGCAGTCACAACAATATCAATAAATTTAGGGCCAAAATCGTTATAAGAAATATTTGCGGTTGTAGTGCCAGATACATAAGTATTTGTGCCATTTAACTCACTAGAAGAAGGATTTGGAAGATCAATCTCATCTGCTAAAAATGTAGTATCGTCTGTATAAACATAAGAAACAGTATATCCAAGCAAAGTATTAGAATACTGGCTTTCGTATGAGAAAGATAAAGAGTCTCCATAATTAATGGTATCTGGTAAAGTAAAAGATAATGTTGGGACCTGATTTACGACTATTGTAATGGAATCAGTATCTTCACCACCAGTACCACTAACTTTTGCTGTATATGTTGTTGTATCTGCAGGACAAACAGTTGTATTGCTGGTAAGATTAAGATTATCAATAGAACCAGAAATCCACTGTATAGTATCGGCATCTCCAGTCGTATACCAACTAAGAGTGGTGCATTGACCAGCAATAATTGAAGTCTTGTTTAAAGATAGAGTAACTACTGGAGGTATATAAACAGTAACTGTTGCTGTTCTTGTCGTACAACCACCCTCACCACAAACTTCATAAGAATATGATCTAGTACTATTTGGACAAACTGTTGCTGACCCACTAAATCCTGGATCACTAACATCAGTAAGACTAGCACTACTTAAATTTACACCAGAAGAAGAATATGTAAGAGTTACACAGTTCCCCCGAATAATAGCCGATGGACTAGCAGAAATACTAACTGTTGGTGCTGGTGGTGGAGGAGGCGCATCAATAGTAAAAGCAATACCATAAGGATTGGTAGCATAGCTAGGTCCATGAAAAGAATTATATACACTACCACTTACAGTATGAGTCCCTCTGTTTATGTAAAGTGTAGTTGAAGAATCACTAGCAAGTCCAGATACTGCACAACTCTGGCCAGCAACACTTAAACTTCCAAAGTTATCAGCAGATGCCCTTACTGTGTAATTTCCACTATTTGGAAAATATACACTAACACCAAAATAATGCGTTACTCCCTCAAAAGCTCCACCACCCTGACCACCAGCACCAGGAGTAAATCTAACGGCATAAGAGTTCATAAGAAAACCCCAATTAGTATTAGTATATCCACTATAAGTCCCAGGAAGATCTCTACTGGTATAGATGATTGCCATTTATATTTTCCTCAATCAATTATTTGTCTTAAATTTTGCCAGTTATTTTGCCCATTGATATCAACTTGGATTGGAGAATTTGATTTAATTTCAACTGGAATGTCTATATCACTTATTAATAACAATTCAGATAGAATTTCTGTCTCGGGGGCAAATACTGGATTTTCAGCTTTAATTGCATCATCTTTTTCTGGAACAATAATATTTTCTGGTCTCTCATCAATATTGATAACAATTTCTTTCGAAACAGTTGCATTTCCGCCACTTGCATTAGCTGTCAATACTACATCAACATATCTAGGACCAAAATCATTATATTCCATATTTAAATCTATAGTTCCAGATCTTTTTGTTGCGCTATCTAAAGCACTTAGTTGAGTTGATGATGCAGTAGGCAAGTCTAAGTCTGTAACTAAAACTGTTTCGGATGCATACCTATAATATATTTTTAAATTTAAACTAATATCTACATATTGAGATTCATAAGAAAAAGAACCAGTATTCCCATAATCTAATGATTCGGGTGTTGTTAAAGACAACGTTGGTATTTGATTTACTGTCAGGGTTATTGTATCATTATCTGTACCACCAAGACCACTAACTGTTGCTGTATATGTTGTTGTATCTGTAGGACAAACAGTTGTATTGCTGGTAAGATTAAAGTTATTTACATTTTGAGAGTTCCATTGAATACTGCTTGCATCTCCAGTAGTAGACCAACTAAGAGTGGTACATTGACCAGCAATAATTGAAGTCTTGTTTAAAGATAGAGTTATTACTGGAGGAATATAAACTACAAGAGTAGTGCTTGCGGTACTAGATCCTCCAGAACCAGATGCTGTTATAAAATAAGTTTTATCATCTGGCGGGGATACAGATCTAGATCCAGAATTCGATGGAGAAGAAACATCAGTTACAGTAACGCTACTAACAACTCCACTAGCAGACCAAGATAACGTAGATGAATTACCCCTAATTATAGAAGATGGATTTACCGATATACTAACCGTTGGAGCAGGATAAGTGCAAGATCCATTGTCCTGGGTTGCGTTTCGGTTATAATTTGTTGCTGCTGGATCCGTACATCCAAGAACTGGGCAACTACCAGCTCCACCCCAGACATGCCTGCCTCTGGATTGAACGTCATTCCATTCACCACTACCAGGGGGACTTGCATTCCGATCCCCACCTCTTCTGACCATTTCAGTAATGGTGCCATAGAGTGCTGGTCCATTGTTGTATACCCACGTTGATACATAACCCTCTACACCAGCTAACTCACCATACCTGCCAAACAAAGAAAAATATGCACTAGTTATTGAATTTCTAGTGGTATCATTAGCATCTCCACCACCACAGCATCTCCAAGCTTTAATTTGAACACACTGAGTACCACCAAATGAATAATAGTAAGAGTCTACATATGGCATTACTTTTTACCTCTCAGATTTCTCGCAAATTTTGCCAGTCACTTTGCCCATTGATATCAACTTGAATTGGATAATTTGATTTAATTTCAACTGGAATATCTATGTCATTTATTAATAACAATTCTGATAAAACTTCGGTTTCGGGAGTAAATACTGGATCTTGATTTTTAAAAGCATCTTCCTTTTCTGGAATAATAATATTTTCAGGATATTGATCTATTACAATATCAATCGATTGTTCTACACTCACAAATCCTCCAGACCCGCTTGCTTCTAGAACATATGTTACACTAGTAGGTCCATAATCATTATATGGAATACTGACAGTAAGAGAATTATTCTCCCTGACAATTTCAGAATCTAGTTTTCCATTTTCTGCACTTGTAGCTTTGGGTAAAGAAATTGGGTCTCCAGCAACCTCAGTATCTTCATTTAAATATGTGTAATATGGTCTTAGTAAAATACTACTATCTGCATATTTCGTAGTATATGATATTATAGCATCTTCACCGTAATTCAAAGTTTCTGGAACGGTAATGGAAGCGGTAGGAACTTGATATACAACAATAGTAACACTAGCTGGAGCAGATGATCCACCCAATCCAGAGGCAACGGCAGTATATGTTGTGGTTTCTTGTGGGGAAACGCTAACACTACTTGTCAAATTAGTATTATTAATATTTTCAGATGTCCATGTAATGGTGTCACCATCACCACTGGTACTCCAACTAAGAGTTGTGGATTGACCAACAATTATTGCATATGAACTAGCAGTTAAAGTTACCTTAGGAATAATAATTGCATAAATTTGGGCATATCCATCAGATCCAGCTACAGAAGTGGTTCCTCCGCGAGCACCCCCAGATCCAATAGTAACAGAATGTGCAGTACCAGGAGCATAAGTAGTAGAATTAATAAACATTTGACGTGTTAGTGTAGTTTGTATAGTAGCTCCACTACCACCACCCATACCAGCAGCACCAGACTTAATTCCAGACGCAGTAAAAGAAAAGCATCTGACATAACTATTAGCATTTCTACAAAACCATATACGAAATCCGCTAGATGTTTTATCTCGAAATCCAGCAACAGTAATTGGTACGCCAGTTCCACCAGCCGCAGCTTGCTGACATATATCATAAACACTAATACTGTAACTACTATCTACAAATGGAGATACAAATGTAATTCTATAGTGTTTATAGCTATAATTTGTACTACATGGTTGACTATTTGGAGCCTCTGGAGATTCATATCCAACTATAATATCTGAACTACTATTAGTGACGATATGAACATTAGCATCATTATTAAATACATGATATATGCTAGAGGTGTATTCTGCAGCACCAGTTGTTCCACTACCACCATCGCCTTTTGTTAGTGAATTTAATGTTCTTCCAGCACCACCACTACTAATAGAACCAGAATTACCATCATTAGAACTTACCGTTGCCGAATGCTCAGTTGCCCAATTATAAGTTGTAGAGGCAGATCCACCAGATCCACCTTGATTTTTTCCACCAACACCACCACCTTGTCCACCACCAGCAACAAGTCCAATAAATGAAGTAGCAGATCCACTGCTACCAGCAGTAGCAGTTAAAGTGGCATTTGTGTTAACAAACTCACCTCCGCCACCAGCTCCCCAGAGACGAATAGTTAAACTAAAAACGTCCGATGGAATTGTATAGTTTTGAGTGGTAGAAATATTAGTAGTTACTGGCATTTCTAGAATTTAATGATATACTCTACGAGTATAAACGGAGTTACCAATTGATCTAACTTGTTTTCTTCAGATAGTTTAACGTCAATATATGCACTAACACCAGACATATCAATATTGACTTCTGGATAAGTATAAGAAAAATCATGAGAATATGTAAATGGTCGTGTCATGTTATGTTGATGAATTGACGTAGTTCCCCCATCTCCAGTTTCTTCAAAAGTATTGCCAGATCCACTGTTAGCAAGAGCTCTTCCACGATCTTTACCGCCTTCACCACCAACTTCATGTGATGCACTATAGTTTAGATATCTTTGAGATGAGTTGTGTGCGTGACCTTGGAAATATTCAATATCCAAACTAGTCAAAGAAGTTTTTCTATCAAGAGTGTACTTTGGAGAACCAATCATAAAAATCTCTCCACTTGCAGAAAGCGTCATATTTCCAATAAAACCAGCCTCAACTCTATTTCCAATATTAGAAATAACTTCTATCTGAGGCCCAACTCTATTAACTGGTCTAGCAGTTGTTATAACTTCTGTTTCTACCGTATCATTATTATAAGTTCCAGTTGCTCTACCACCAATAATTACTTTAGATCCAAGATCTGGCAATTGGAAGCTTCCAAGATCTCCAGTGTTTTCATCTGGATTTCGTAAGATTACTCCCTCCTTGGCAAATCTACATGCGTCACCAACACCAAGAATTTGAGATAATGCTAAGTAATCTTTAGCATTAAGTACAGATCCATCACATTTTAAATATCCAGCAGGCAAGTTTTCCTTGAAAACAGCGGAATCAGGATCATTTGTAGATCCAAGACCAGGAGTAGAATGTACTAAAATAGATCCAGTACAACCACCATATCTAGATTTTTCTCTTGCGTAGTTTGCCATTTTTAGTAATTAATATGCTCTTATGAGGTAAACACATGTTAAAGAAGGTTGAGTAGTATTCATATCAATTTGAAATGCAGCAACATTTGCTCCATTATCTAAATTTGTTGTCCCTGGAATATTAACAGAACCAACGAGGCTAGAAGCTGGTTTAAGACTGCCAGTATCAAATTGAACATCAATTGGATCATGATTATGAGCCAATAAATTCTGACTATCCCAATTGTCAGCTATATTACTAACTAACGTCCCGAAATTGCCAACACCTGGAATATCAGGATAATAATTTCTATATCCCGTAGGCACTGTTAGTGTATTTCCACCAAGAGCATATGGAATTGTAGTACCAGAATCTAGACGAGGACTGTCCAAATTATCTTTAATCGGGGTAAACATAACTCTCTGTGGAGTTAAATTAGCTGGAGGGAGTTCGGTTCTAACTCTAGCAACAGTTCTACCAGGAACACCAGATCCAAATCCATTAATATTTTCAACTTGCCCCCAGTTTGCAGGACTTAAATTGTAAGTAAATCTGATCTCATTGCCATTATCACTAGAGTCTAAATCACCAAAGGTATCCACAGCCTGAATAGTAAAAGTTGTTGTTGCATTTTCATATGGAACTACACCTTCTCCTGGTCTTGTTGGATCAGCATTTGCAAGGGTTTCATATGATCCAGAGTGACTGTGATTTCTAACATGAGAAGTTCCCAATTTTCTACCACCAAGAAATATTGTTTTTTCAAAATCTCCTGGAATTATTGTGTTTCCTCGTATTCTTCCCGAATATCCAGTTCTATCATTTAATGTAAAAACAACATCAGTATAGACATTATTGTAAACTACAGGTATTCCATTGTCAATATTATCTCCAATATATGGAGAAATAATAGATCTAGCATCAACATCTATATCTATATCTTTTCCAGTTCCACCATTATCAACTTCACCAAAATATTCCTCTTCAATATCCATTAACATTCTGTTGTTTAAATCTGGAAGAACAAATTCACCACTATAGTTTGGAAATGATCCGCCAAGATTGGAAGCACCAGCATTGTAAGTGTCTCCAATTGCTTGAACTAAAAGTGGATAATTTCTAGCAACCTTAGTAGAACCATCGCAAATAATCCATCCGTCTGGTATAGAACCCAATGGTCCACTCCAAGGCATAATTGTGCCAATTACAGCAGCTTTTGCAGTTTTAGAACCTTGATAAAACATTAGATTATACGTCCATTAAATACCAACCAGTTAACCCAGAAGGAACACCAGGATTTCCGTCTGGAGTTGAAGATCCAGCATATACTAAACCAAAAGCAGCATATGGAGTTTGTACTACAAGTTCACCGCCATTATATCCAATAAAGCTATTTACTGGAACTCCACTAGTGAGACTTCTTGCTGTGTTTGTAGAACTTCCCTGAACTCTTACATTATCTGGTGCTCTTACTACTAGACTTAGATTATATGTTAGATTACCACTAATATCTATAATGCGAATTGTATCACCAATTAATGGATTTTGTGGTAGTCTGAATAAAGTATTACCAGTAGAATTTACAAAATAATTTACATTTGCCTGAGCAGTAATAGTAGTATCAGAAATATACTCCCACTTAGGACCACCAGTTCTAGTAAAGTAATTATTAATTCCAGCAATCTTAACTGCCCCGTCATTAGAAACACTAAAGATTTCATCATCATCGGAAGTGATTGATAAATCACCACCATTGATATAAGCATCCCCAGCAACAACTATATCGCCACCAAATGTGCTCGGACCAGTTCCAAGAGCGGAGAATGATCCATATGTTGTAAAGTCACCAGAAGAATTATTAAATGTTAGTCTTGGTGTTGTTCCATCTGTACCAAAAATGTTAAAATTACCGCCATTAATTGTCAGATCTCCAGTTGCAGTATCAACTTGGAAAGTAGTTCTCAATGGAACTCCAGTAGATCCACCATTTGTGATCGTGAAGAACTGAGTATTTACAATCGTAGAACCATTGATCTTTAGTGTATTTTCAGTGGTTAGAGTTCCAGCGATGTTTGTGTTACCAGTTGCGGAATCAACCACGAACTTGTTAAATCCAGAACCAGATTTAATATCACCGAAGATATAAGTATCACCTGTTGTTGATTCAACTTTAAATACTTCAGCAGCTGGAAGTCCACCATCATTAATAATTAAAGATTGTGGAGTTGTAGAAATTAGACTTGCAACTCTAACAAATTCAGATCCAGAAAGTCTAAGATAATCTCTAGTTGTAATTACTCCACCAAACTCAGCAACACCAATTCTAACATTAAGAGGAGAATTGCTGATACCAGAAGATGGAACATCTAGATTTCCATCAAGATCCAAATCAGCACCAGTGATAAAGCTTGCATTTGACTGTTTAATCAGTCTTGCAATAACACAGTTATCTGGGTGATCTATTCTTACTTGAGTTCCTTCCTGACCTCTAGAAACAATCAGTCTGTAACCAAGTGGATCATAAGGATTGCTTAGGTTTGCAAGTCCAACAACCCTAACAATTTCACTCTTAGATTCATCTCTAAGTCCAGTAACCTCATTTCCACCACTACCAACAATATCAGGAGATGCTTCATTTGCTCTATCAATCAATAAAAGATCACCAACTTGGAAATCTAATTGAGATGGTGTTGTAATTGGCAAGAAGTAATTAGTGCCAGCATCGTTAGTTCCATTTATCTCAAAAGTCAGATCTCCACCGCCAGATCCTCCACCAAGTTGATTGTTGGTGATAGTAAGCAGATCGTTATCTGTGTAACCAGATCCAGGACTTTCAATTGTAATTTCGAAAGTCTTGTCAAATCTAATTAAAACAGTAAATGTCGCTCCACTTCCAGTACCACCAGTAGCATTAATAAAACTATAAGTTCCAGGAATTCTATTTTCACCACCATCATTTGTAATATTATCAATACCAGCAATTTGACCACCAGCAAGTAAGAAAGCAGTAGAACCCCAGAAAGAAACACCACCAGTATCAATTAACTTTCCAGTATCATCATATTGATAAAAGTCAATATTAGAATTTTCAACACTTCCTACATTATGTGGAACAACAGATGTTGCAAATCTACCTCTCTCAATTTCAATAATTCCAGCATTTAATCCACCGTTAATAATAATATTTGCTTCAACAACAGCAGAAGCAAGAACATTGAGAGTGTTTCGTATAGTAGTACTACCACCAGTAGATCCAAGAGTGAATGCTGTTGCATTTGTTGCAAGATTTACAGTGTTTGTTTGGTCTCCGTCAAATAAATTTACAGTTCTTGTCTGAGCGAATATTCTTGCTTGACTTGTTCCTGGGGCAAACTTAGTACCAATCTCAAGGTCTCCAGCAATTAGTGTTTGTCTTGTTCCAATTTGAGTAAACGATGCTGTATTACTCCAAGCACCACCAATTGTAATTTCGCAGGTGTTTCCAGGGTTTGTATCCCTCACACTAGCAATATCAACAACAGCTTGTGTAGAATTTCTGTGAATTCTAAGAGTTGTATCTGTTGCAGCTCCACCAATTTGAACTACTTGATTAGGAGTATTATTTCCAATATTAATGTTTTGAGCAACTGCAGTATTATTTCCAATGCTAAGTACTTGTCCCTCGCCTGCAATATTGAGAATATTTGCAGTATTGTTGACTAAGTTAAACGTGTTAGACGTTGTTGTAATATCCCCACCATTAACTTCCAAATCTCCTTTGACTTCGAAGTTACTAGTAATTCTACCATTTCCAACGACAACTAAGTTCTTATCAAGAACGTTCTGTGGATTTATATTATCAACAACTGCAGTATTAATTCCAAATCTACCACCATTTGTGGTCATCACTCTCAGAGTTGCCTTGCTATCGGGATCAAGACTATCTCCACCAACAATCAGAGCGTTATCATCATTTGTTTCTGTCTTAATTGTTGTAGTTTCAGATAGATATGAGTTAAACTTAGTACCGCTGATGAAGACGTTACCTACAATATCAAGATTTGCTCTTGGCTCAGCATATTCATCGATAAATGCCTTCTGAGTAGAACTATGTGGAGTACGAGCAATAGTATTGATACCGACTTTGTAATCACCAATAGTTTCAGTCTCAGTTCTTATTGCTTCTGCACCAATAACTCCAACTTCTTTCCAACTAGAATTGGAAAATTCTATGGTTGGTGATGGAGCTCCAGGAAGAACAGGAGAAATAATATCAGTCAACCAATTCAAAGTTGATAGTGAAATTTGATCAATTACTTGGAAATGGAAATAGTTATTATTTGGATCAAACGCATCGCCATTTGGACTAAAGATAGTCCAAATTTGATTTAGTCTGGCGTCTGGATAATTACTAATTCTAATTTGAGATCCAGAATTAATTCCAAGATCTCCATTCTTAATGTCTAGACCACTATTGAAGTCAACTAATGTAACCTTAACAACATTTGAACCATCAAATTCAATAGTAAAGATGCTCTGATCTGCAATCTTTTCATAGTAATTTGCGTAAATCCATCCAAGAGATCCAGATTTTCCAACTTCAATACCCTTAAGTAAAATATCACCAGCAGAAGGAGCAACACCACCATAAGAAACAAACTGATTTGTATATAATCTATTGCCACCATCAGCAATTAGTTGATTGTTATTAGGTGTCACATTAGATGGAATTCCAGATGTGATATGCGTTTGAATTGCATAACTCTGTCCGTTTCCTCTAGCATTAAATCCAAAGACGGCAGCTTGAATTCTGTTCTTGCTTAATTTAATGTCACCAGATGTTGGAGGTCTAAATGAAGTTCTATCAAGACTTTCATCTTGCTCAAATCCAGTTACTGGATCAACAGAAGATACATTAGAACGAATAATTAAAGCGTCTCTTTGCTCTGTAAGATTATTGTCTTGTACCGAAACAACAATTGGAGACTGGAATGTATTTTGCTGTGACCCATCTCCACCAACAACTGTAATATTTTGATTAAATGTTACAGGTGTATCAAAAGTGGTTACAAGTGCTCCAATATCTTCACTATCATCCTCACTTTCTACAAGAACTGCAGATTCTAAGAATGTTTCTTCGCCAGTAATAGCGTTGATCTTACGGTTACCAATATAGAGGTCACCGTTAGAGTTTAGACCAGTGTAGAAGACAATACCAGCGTCTTGTTTCTTACTTTGAGCATAGAAGTCCTCAGTGGGACTTAAGACGATCTCCTGACGCGCAGGAAGACCTGTAGAGTAGTTACCTGGACCGAAACCAAGATACTCAAATGTGTGGTTACCAGCACGAGCAATCGATGGTCTGCGGAGTTCAACATAGTATCTCTGATCCGATAAAACATCACTAGCACCAGCAATAGGAATACGGCGATCTTCTGAACCAGAAGTAGCATTACCAGTCTGTGCTTGGATAGCAGTTGCTCCAGAATAAGTATTCTGAATGAATGCTGGTTGGTTAATTAAATCTTCAACAAGTTCTCTAGTTACAGAGTTCTTGTAATCGTTTGTTGTAACAAGTCCATGAATGTAGTTATCGGCGGCAGAATAAGTTTGCGGTGGATCGATCAATGCTGCAGCATAATCTTTCTCTTCCTGAGTTGTACCAGCTTTATTAAACCACAGAGGATCGTTTTTGTAGTTTAGTGGATATAGTTTGCTAACTGGTTGCGAGAACTTAAAGTTTCTGAAGTTGCCGCCAGAACCAGCACCAGTTGGGAATGGAGAAATATTACCACGTAGGCAGCTTAGGTAGTAAATACCATCTTGCTGGCCAGCAATTCTACGCTGCAGTGTCTCATAACTAAAGACGTAGAATGTATCTTCAATAACACCAGCATCTTCAACACTCTCAACATAGTATTCAATACCAGCATCGTCTTGAATACGATCACCAGGAGTAATAGTGTAAACGTTCGCGCCATTTTGCTTATAGTAATACTCAGGATATCCCTTACGAATAAGTGTCTTCAATGGGAGAGATTTGCCCATATCCTGATCTTCAACCATATCTGCAAATACACTACCCTGAGTGAAAGTAGTATTAGCAAATTCACTATACTCTAACTTACCGCCACGGAGGCTCTTGAGAATAAGATAGTGCTCATCACCAACACTAAAGTATCCATGAATATTAGCAATACCAGAAGAATTTCCAGACCACTCAACCTCATTTGCCGAAATACTTTGTGTTTTATTAGTTACAAACTCTCCACCCTGAGGTGCATTAATTCTGACCGTTGTTAGATTTTCATTTCTAAGTCCAGGATAATTTAGAGAATCAATTGTATGATCAAAGACAGTTAGTTCAAGATATTTAATGTTTGCATTAAGTTTATCAGTAACATATCGACCACTCTGAATTGTTGCTTGAACTCCGCTGTTAAATCTAGCAAACGCACGATATTCAATTCCAGATCCAGTTAGATCTTTCTTATATGGATCATAAGCAAAATCTAGATTTAGAGATTGATTTTCAAAATCAGTAGTATCATATCCAATATATTCTCCAGCTTGAACTGGATTCTCAAATCTAGCACCATATACAGTTCCAGCAACTGGTTTTAGTAATAGTTTTTGTGGTACAAGTTTTCTAGTATCATCAGTCCTAGTCTTAATTACAAATCCATTGATAGGATCCCTAGCATTTTCAAGATACTTAGGGATAACATAGCGTAGTTTATATGTTCTTTCATTTGCTTCACGAGTATCATCTAGACGTGTAAACCACGTATCTGTAGATTTTGGTCTATCAGCATAATCAATTTGATGGATCCTCCACATGATATTTTCTTGCTTGATAGATTCAGGTACACTAGAAGATCCCTCATCTTTCAATCTGACGAACCACTTTCCACTATCTGTCACTCCATCTGCAAATGTTGGATCAAAATGAACTGGACTTCTGCGTTTGTTTGAGAACACTTCAAAAGTTCCAAGTTGACCCGATGTAAATGTGATTGGATTTACATTATTAATAGCATCTGCATGTGTTTTGTGAATAGTAAATACTTTATCATTTTGATATCTTGCAAAAAACTCAGTTGTCTTGTTAATGTTTCCAACTTCTGGATCAAAAGGATCAACTATCGCAACATCCGAATCATTTGCATAAGTTGTAGATACAAGTGGCAATACCCCACCCTCAATAGCTCTAAAGAATACTTTTTGAGGAGTTGTTGATGAGAATGGAACATCAAAAATGTGTGGTACATCAGTTTGAATGCCAGCATTAACTGTATTAGTTAAAGTGCACTTATAGTTGTGTAGATCATAACTATCATCCAATACAAACTGGTAGATGTCAATCTCAACATCCGCATCAATATTTTCAGATTCAGATGAGTAAATGTAAATACCAGCAGCAGCATTCTCTTTGGATGTTGCTAACATCAACTTAGTTTGATCACTACCATTGAAGAATGTAGTGTTAGCGTAATTTTCTGGTTGTGTTCTTCTTCCTGGAGCAATTACATAATATGTTCTATTTGTTTCAAATCCATTTGGAAGTCTAACAAGACGTTTATCGATGTCGACATATTTACCAGTATCAACATTAAAACGTGGACGTGGAACTAGTCTAACTGGAGTACCAGTTTCAAAGTTATGTGGATTTGTTGATCCATAACCAGTTACATTAACAGTAAATACTGTTGCTCTAGAAGCAAATAGCGCAGTGTTTACTGTCTGCTCTTCTCGCGCAACTGTTCCAATGCCACTACTAATAATTGTAGTGATATTTTCAACAAGAGTGGTAATAGCATTAGCAGTACCAGCACATTCTCTCTGGGTTGGAGATCCTGGAGAAAAAGCAGTTGTATCTTGAATAACATCTGGATTGCTACTTTCTGGTCCAACAAATACAGTTGTTGGAAGAGTATCTGCCCATTGTCCCTTTTCAAATGTAAAGTAAAGAGAAGCAGTAGTACTTGTCTGTAGGGCAGGAACAGTTTCTCCAACATCTAATCTAGAATTGGCAACACCAATTTCAATTTCAGTGTTGCTTACAATTCTCTTAACAAATGTATCTTGTGGAATATTGCTATAGATTGCGGTAGCATTTGGTTGTAGTAAACCATTTACATAAGCAGGATTTACAGGATCTGTATTATCAAATTCCTGTACTCTCATACCGATAAGAATACCACGAGTATCTCCAACTTCAACAATAGCACTTCCAAAAGTAGTCTGACAATTTAGAGCAAGGAAATCAAAGTTACGCATCGCTGCGATTGCCATCTGACCAACATAATCCCAAGCATCTAGAGTTTCAACCTTTTCTCCATCAATATACTCTAATTGTGTACCAACATAATAAGCTTCCGCAAATTGAACGCTGTTGATATTTCCACCAAGTCTCAAGTCATTTGTAATAGCATCAACAATATATGTTACATCACGGAAACACTTGGATTGCTCTGCAACTACACCAAAACCACCAGTATTAACTTCTGGCAATTCTGCTAAGGAAGAAGTTCTCAATGCATCATTTACAATATCGAATAAGTTTTCGATTGCAGAGCGAACGTTAGCACAATCCCACTGTCCGTGACTTAGTGATGGTAAAGAGTTTAGTGAATAATCAGAAATTGCATCACACAGAATGCTGATTAAAGTATCAACAGACGAAAGAACATCAGAACAATTGCCAGTAACATATTGAGTTGGCTGTGTTGGTTCTGTTCTAAAAATTCCAGTAAGATTTCCAACACCAGTATCATTTCCAATCGCTTGGATAACAATATCCATTAAAGTTGCAACAGCAGAAGCTGCAGATTGGCATGTTGGCGATTCCCAATCAGGTACAATCGTATTGTCTATGTATAGAGGGATTGTATTGTTTCCAGTTTGGTTTACGATCTCATTTCTCAATACTTGGATTGCAATATCTCTAGCTTGAGTAAAAACATACGCTGCTTCATCTCGTTCAGAGTCAATAAACGTTTCAATAGGTTCACCATTTAAAGTATTTGTAACATAAACATTAGCAGCATCATATGCTCTATGATTACCACCAAACTTAACGTTATACATTACCTCCTCAAGGACTTTGTATACATCATCAAGACAATCTTGTTCTGTATTAGTTAATTGTGGAGTATATGTTGGGAAAGCAATAAGCATACGCTCATATGCTTCTTTAGCAATAAACTCTTTGTTTCTCAGAACAAGATTGTAAGCATCAGCATGAATATCAGAAACAACTACTGGATCTCCAGTATTATCTAAAGTAATAGTAAGATCTTTTTCGTATGTCTGATTATTAATAGATAAATTAACTGCATCAGCAATTCTCTTAAATGCCGTAACAGATGGTTCTATCTCCCCAGATACTCCATTTGGAAGTAGTGCAGATCCGTTGTAAAGGAAATACTCCTTAGTTGCAGCAATCATATACTCATTACCGCCAAACCACAAGTCATTGATAATTGCATCAACAACAAATCCAATGTCTCTGCGGCACTTTGATTCTCCAGCAAGTAATGTTCTGGAAGTTGGTATAACATAATTTGGATTGCCAGAATCATCGAGTGAATCTGTATTTCCATCACTAATAGCTTGTGTAGCGATAGAGGTTAATGTGGAAATAGCATTTTGAACGTCAGCACATGCTGTTGGATTGGTATTTGGAACGACACCATTTCCGTCTCCATACTCAGATTCTCCAGCAGTAATTGTATCATCTTTATAAGTCAATTGATTAGACACTGCTAGCATCATTGCATCTCTAGCAGCATTAAATCCATAAATGCTTTGAGCTTCTTCACCAGATAAACCATCAGAAATTGGATTGCCAAGTGCATCAAAATACTTTCTGGTGAACTTGATTGTATATTCATTTCCACCAAGAAAAATATCTAAAGCAATAGAATCAATCAGATAACCAATATCTCTGCGACACTTATCTGTAGATCCATTTGGAAATACGAATGTTGGATAGTTTGTTAGAATAGCAGCAATAGCAGCATTTTGAATTTCTTCTCTATTACGACGAATTAAACGATATGCATCAGCAAATCTAGAATCTGCTGTGGTTTGCGGATCATTTGGGAAGAAAAAGTCAGGATGATAAACACCAATCTCCGCCAATGCATTATCAACAATAAAATCTTTATTAGCTGAAATTAAGTTACTAGCATCTTTAAATCTTCCAGCTGGATCTACTTTGTTAGCTACATCAACAGTAACTCCATTTGTTGTTAAAGACAGTTCCTCCGCTTCCGATCCAGTATATCCAGCAGTAGTAATTCCATTTCTACTAAGTACATACCCAGCAATCTCACTGTTTGGATCTGGATCATATAGATAAGCTTTATTTGGAAGAAGGTTTGCAATTGCAAGTTTGCATAGATCACGAGTTCTATTGAATGCAAATATAGCTTCCGCCTCAAAACCAAGGAAAGAAGATAGATTACCAGATCCACTAAAATATTCTTTTACTTTTTCAATAGTATTAAAGTTACCACCATCTCTCAAATCTTCTGCAATAGCATCAACTATTTCACCAATATCAAACAAAGTAATACTCGTAGTTGGATACGCAGCTAGAGTTTCAACTTGAGCTTGAGTAATAATATATTGGCGATTTGCAATAATTAAATCTCTTGCATCATAGAAACGATTTGCATCTGGATCTCTACCAGGATTTACATATGGGATATTCTGAAGTCTTGGATACTTCTCAAAGATATATCCAAATACCTCCTCCTGGATCATTCTGCGATTATTCTGGATTAAATTAGCAGCATCAGCATAGATATTGTTAATTGCAATTCCAGATGGATTTAAAATGCTGGCACTGGCAATATACTTTACAAATCCTGTTGGTTCTAAGGTTGCGTTAAATTCTTCTGGTCCACCAGGAGAAGCTGGGTCTAAAGTAACAAATAATTTTTCATCAGTTTTAGATCCAAGTCTATAACCCTGAATAGTCACAGATGGTCTGTCGATGGGAGTGATTACACTATCACTTCCTAAGAACAATTTTGTGTAGTTGTTATTATCCTTGATGGTTCCTTGGATATCAATAGTATAATATTGTACTCGTTTTGTATTTGCAGATCCTTCAGCAATTTTCTGTGGTGGAATAATGTCGGTAATATAACCACCCTTGTCTTGGTTGAAGGCAAATCCTTTGAAACCAATAGCATGTAGAGAGGTGTTACCAAAGTTGGAGTTAGAGTTGGTGATCGACATGTCACCACCACTCTCCATTAGGAAGTGATCAGCGAAACCAACAGCGAAGATCGAAACGTTCTGAATGAATGCATCTTCCGAAGCGCGAACGTGGAAGTTTCTCCAATCATCTTTCCAGTAGCTATCACCCTTAGTGTGATAAGGAACAGTAGCAAAAGCATCAGTTAGAGATGCTTGGTTCCAAGTGTTAGAATACTCATCATAACGAATGAACGCTCTATCGTCTTTCTGTAGAGAAACACCAGTATACTGAGCAATAACCATCGACTTAAAGCCTGTCGCCTTAAGACCATTAGCCCAGATACCGCAAATACCCCAAGTAGAACGAATAGAACAGTTAAAGACGTATGGAGATGCTGATTCAACGCTATCTACTTCTGCAAGTGTTTGTGCGTTTTGTCCTAAAGTAGGAACACTAACTGTTTGACCAGATACTAAGTTTGTACCAATTGCACTTACAACAATTGGAACTTCATAAGTGAATTTTCTAGGATCGTTCTGATCGATAGATTTGATAGGGAAGACACCTTCCAGGACACTATCAATCTCAGTTCCAGAAATAGCAACAAACTGACCTTGGAAATATCCATGATCTACTTTTGTAGTTACTTCAATTTCAGAAGTAGATGCAGGAACACTTGGCTTTGTTGTTGCATCTGTTAATTTCAGACTTTCAATAACTCTACTGTCGGAAAGAGGACCAACAATTCTATTCTCTTGAATATTGAAATCAAATTCACCTGGATCATCAATTGTAGGCTGATATGCAGAGAATGCCTTAGCAATCTTTCTATAGAATAGACCCAACTCTTCCTGATCTGCATATTCGAATACAGTCAGTTTGTGGTGAGAATAGTTAGGAGCAGTTAACTTAGTAAAGTCATTTGGATCATAATAAACAAGACCTGTGCCTTGTGTATTGTCATATAGAGGAGATTCTGAAGTTGTTTGACCATCTTTGATGGTAAACTGCCAGAAGTAACAACCACCAGTTACGTTGAAAATTGCAGAACGAGGAACAGTTACTGATGCAGGATCTGGAACGTAGAGTGGTCTGATTGTTGTTCTACGTAGGTCATAACCAACAAGCGATGAACCACGAGGGATGATAGCACCACCCTCAGTATTGTTGAACTTGTAGAGGACGTTATCGGGATTAGAAATATCTAGGATCGAGTTGTCAGTCCAAGAATTTAGTGCTTGATCAAATCCAAATACATCAATACCACTGGTATCTACCAGACCAGGACGGTTATCAATATAGTGAATACCAGGCATCAGCATAATACTGAACTGGTCAAATCTGTCATTACCGAAACCAGGAAGATATGAATATCTTGCGATTTCTAGGAATGCACGCTGGATGCTTTTAAATGGTGTAATAGGTGAATTACCTCTGTTTGCTAACGCATCAGTTGCGTTAAAGTCATCAGGAGAAACATAAAGATACTTACCAGTTTTTGAGCTGATAAGGTTATCCAGACGTGTTAATGGCATGATTATACTGACCCTACGGTTTAAGCTTTTGTCCTAGGATTTATTTATACAGTAGGTCGGTACTTGTCTTTCATAATAAGTATTTTGGCTATTTCCTTACAACAAATATAAATGTATCCGAACTGTTCGGACCACGTACAATCACCTTTCATATATTTTTAGCGAAAACACTCTCTGCAGGATTTGAACCTGCGACACATCGGTTCGTAGCCGATTGCTCTAGTCCGCTGAGCTAAGAGAGTAGGCGAAGGGTGAGGGATTTGAACCCCCATCGCAAGGTTTTGGAGACCTGCATCTTACCATTAGACCAACCCGACTGGTTCTGAGAGTAGGATTCGAACCCACGAATGGCGGGACCAAAACCCGCTGCCTTACCGCTTGGCGACCTCAGAAGCCCTCAGTCGGATTTGAACCAACGACCTACTCATTACTAGTGAGTTGCTCTACCACTGAGCTATAAGGGCGGGGTGCCGTATGGGAATTGAACCCATCTAGTCGGTTCCACAAACCGATGCCTTACCACTAGGCTAACGACACAAGGCAGTGGGTAGAATTGAACTACCGACATAGAGGGTATGAATCTCTTGTTCTACCACTGAACTACACTGCCAAATTGGAGGTTGTGGGAGTTGAACCCACAGGGCGACTTGCGCTAGTCGTTTTTAGTAGCCATACTCCAAGGGGAATCGAACCCCATCCGAGACCACTCGACGACGGAATTGAACCGCCTACCCGACCCGTAACCTCCAAGGCGGAAGATGTTGGATTCGAACCAACGGAGGTTTTACCCTCACGGTTTAGCAAACCGCTGCATTAACCACTCTGCCAATCTTCCATAAAGAGGGTAGTCATCCCCCTACCTTTATTCTCCTTATCGGAATACTTGTCTTTATGGATTGACTAGATCCTAAAACTTTCTTCCTCAGATGGACTAAGGTTCACCATAGTGGAAACAACTGGACTCGAACCAGTGGTCTTTCGATTATCAGTCGAATGCTTTACCAACTAAGCTATGTTTCCAAATCGGAATGACAGGATTCGAACCTGCGACCCTCTGTTCCCAAAACAGATGCGCTACCAAACTGCGCTACATTCCGTTGGTATTCCTAACGGGATTCGAACCCGTGCTGCCACCTTGAAAGAGTGGTGACCTAACCGCTAGTCGATAGGAACTTGATGGGAGGGGGTATCCCGCAAAGTGATGATTTAAAATCATCGGGCGGAAATCCCTCCCCAATTCCAGTTATTACTACAACATTCTTCTGCAAACTGGCAACCTCTGAAGAATGCGTGAGAGTTAGAATACTGACTCCCAACGACCCTATGGGAATTCGAATCCCAGATTCCTACTAGACAGGTAGGCGTGATAGACCACTTCACTATAGGGCCAAGTAATTTGGATGTAATCCAGCATGAACTTCACGATGACAATTAGAACAGAGAAGAATGCACTTCTCCAATTCACTTTTCCATCTAAGTTCATCAGTGACTTGCCTCAAGGAAGATGGACTTTCTTCCTTGATAGTAGGGTCTAAATGATGGAATTCAAGTGCGTTATGGCATTTATCATACCCACACAATTTACATTTTCCACCAAAAAATTCTACTTGCTTCTTTTTGTTTTCTACCATTCTACCTAACCTGCTGGCATTATAACATTTTTTACAATGTCTATAATATCCAACTGGGAAGTTTGTTTTTCTTCCACTCCTTCTGAAGGTATTATCTTCAGTCAGTTCTATTCCACAGGTTTTACAGTTTAACATGGTAGGGAAACAAAAATGTGTCACTATTATTTATAAGTTATTAAACTTATAAAGTGGGAGGAGCAGGATTCGAACCTGCGAAGGCAGAGCCGACGGTTTTACAGACCGTTTCCATTAACCACTCGGACATCCTTCCATATGGACTATGTGTGATATACCTCATAAGGATATAACAGGGACATAGCCTCTGTCTTGCTACGGCATTCTTGTTTAATCGACAAGTGCAAGTAGCAATGGGTCTGGTGGGACTCGAACCCACGATATACTGGTTAAAAGCCAGGTGCATTAGCCGCTATGCAACAGACCCATTAAAGGTTTAGATTGTCAAGGTGCGTGTGTGTGGTTAAGAGAGCATGGTAATTACTTTTACATCAACCTTATGTCCCCGCTTCTAGTTGTCGGGGTGGTTGAAAACCACCTTTAATCTTCTCTCTCAACCACCTCTTAAGAATACCACCAAACCCGTTGCGGGGCAAGTGGTTTGTGCCAGTTCCGAAAGTGGACTTGGCAGTTTGGGGTCTCGTTCCCCCACCGACTTATGTAATATACCACCGCTTCAATCTCTGGGTGGTAGTGGGTGGGCACTTAGGAAACTGTCACAGGCAACAAAAAAGGGAGAGAAACTTTTTGTTTCCCTCCCCTTGCTTTTTTGCTTTTTCAGATTACGTCTTACATACGTTTATCCTTATTAGCAAGCAGGAGGGACTGTGCGATATGCCAATAGCGGCAATCGCTTTCCATAAAGATTTCAATTTGCTTGCTGAAGTTAGACATGATGTTCGACCTTTAGTGTGTTTATTTATAAGGGTTTTTTGCCGTTTTGGCAACTGGGGTGGCAGGGATCGAACCTGCGACCTAGAAGTTAACAGCTTCCCGCTACTACCGCTGAGCTACACCCCAATAATATTAGAGATTTTTCTGATATTCAAGTTTTACCCAATTGAGCAAAGCATTGATTTCAGAGATACGCTGATCATCCTGAGGATTTTCAGATCTGATCTTCATGATGTAATTTTCAAGAGCAGCAATTACTACTTCTCTGTCTTTTTGGGAAATTAGTGACATTTTTGCCCTCAACTTTTTTGGCGATTTTTTGGCGGAAAAATTTTTCCCGAATTTATAGAATCAAAAAGTGAATTTTGAAATGGGGGCGGGAGTGGGATTTGAACCCACGACCTGCGGCTTATGAGACCGCTGAACTACCAGACTGTTCCATCCCGCGATGTGTTTGTGGGTGGTGAGATTCTATCATACTCACAACTAGGAGGTCGCACTGATAGTAACGTTTCCTAGAACTTTCGGATTCCTTGGTATTGGATTCTGCAACTCTGGTCTCCCAGTATTACAGCGGGCACCACCCCTATCCTAATATACATTATCCCGTGCATGACCGCATAGGATTATTCTGTCACACCCTTTGAGAGACCGTCGCCTCTCAATGGAGAATATCGGACTCGAACCGATGACATCTTGCTTGCAAAGCAAGTGCTACTACCAACTGAGCTAATTCCCCAGATGGAGTAAGCGTGATATACCTCATAAGGATATAACAGAGGCTTACCCTCTATCTTATCACGGCATTCTGGTTTATCTTTCCAGCGCAAGTGATGAGTGGATCGGATATGATGATCCCGATCCGTATGAAAGATCCGAACATTTCCAGACCTTTCAAGAGCCCCCCATCAGATTTGAACTGATGACCGCCCGCTTACAAGGCGGGTGCTCTACCACTGAGCTAGAGAGGCAATCGTTTGAACTCAAACGCTCCCCAATCAGAACCCCAAACTTTCTGATTGGTTTCAGCGTGGAGACCACGATCCAGAACTTTATAGGTGTCTCGTGTGAGAACAACTTCGTTTTGAACGTAGGTCTTTATTGTACCACGCATGACCCAACATTCGCAAGTATCATTTTTACCTTCGAAGGTTTCGGGTCCTGTCTGCCTAATAATATTATCACACCCTGGTCGGTATGTCAAGATCTCATCCGTGATGAGTTCAAGATTTTTACATTCGGCAAACCTTTGAGGGTCTTCAATCTCATAATTTTTGAGACGGTAGATGTTTCCATCTACTTCATTACCCTCATCTACCACCTCAATTACGAACTGGCGATATGGTCTATTTAGCAAGTAATTGTAAGATTGTTCTCCATAGAACCTATAATCGGAAATTTTCCGATGTTGTACCCTGATATGAGCATAACGAGTAGGATGAGATTGTGCTTGACGCTTGTTGGAAAAAGATCCTTCAAATAGTTCAAGAAACTGGTTCATCTGGCAATACTTCAGGATTTACTAGGTCTAATTCAAACAATACTGGGTGGCATTCTTCAGCAATCAAATAATCGGAATAACGGAAGATATCTTCCATAGTATATTCTTGATTGAGTGCTGCTTCAGATAAGATCCACTTGTCGTGTTTTTGATCTTCTTCGAGAATATCAAATGCAAATGGTATGTTCTCAATATAATACATCAAAACAGGTTCATTGTCAATAAAGACATGCTTCCTTGTTATGGTGTATCTGAAAACTGCCATTACATTTGTTAGTATATCCTGTTACTATTTAACAGGAATAAGTCCAGCGTGAAGTAATCTGTGGCAGTTGGAGCACAGAACTACACACTTGTCAATCTCTTCTTGTAATTTTTGATAAGAAGAAGATTTCATTAATTTAGATACACTGCCGTCTTTAACGGTAGGATCTGTGTGGTGAAAATCCATACAAACAGAAGGATAAGATTGATTACAAGCAGCACAAGGTTTATCTTTTGCTGCTTCAACCATTGCTTTGCGTTTCAACCAACCAGTCTGTTTTGACTTTAGTTGTTTGTTTTGGGAAGCCCATTCACGCTGATACTCTTTCTGTTTTTTTGGATCTTTGTAAGGCATGGGTTCTAGATAACTCAAGGTTATTTATAACCCAATGGGACGCGAGGGACTTGAACCCTCACGAATGTTACATTCAACAGATTTTAAGTCTGGTGCGTCTACCAATTCCGCCACCGTCCCAGGTGCTCCTTGAGGGGATCGAACCCACCTTTCTTGTCTTATGAGGACAGTGCTTTCACCAGAGAGCTAAAGGAGCGATGGGAGTGTAGGGAATCGAACCCTAACACGGGACTAATCTGGTCCACTTGGGCTTATAAGACCCACGATGCTCCATACATCACACTCCCATGAAGCGATTAAAAGTTATAATTGCTTCATATTCGCTCTAATAGTTTTGCTTTTAACGCTTTACAACGTGCTTTAGCTTGGCGTAAAGCCTGAGGTTTCAGACTACGCTTCTTTTCTTTTTTGCTGTGATGCTGCCAGTTAGGAAGCGTAGTCATGGTCTTGCCTCGATTACCTAGTAATTATAGCACACCTCAGACGGGACGTAAAGGGGGTGTGGCAATTTTTGAACTGGTCTGGGACTTGATGAATGCTTTGAGCTCAGGTGTCTCATCCCATTCCCAAATCTCTTCGTGACCTTTACTATCTATACGCTTAAGAGTTTTTTTCATTTGCCATTTCCTCAAATTTATCTAAAATTGTATCAAAAGAACCAACACTCTCAATATCGCTAATCATTCTAGCGATCTGAGTGCATACAATTGGTCTTTCCTGACGTGCAGCGAACGCTAGAGCATTTCTAAGAGACGCTGCAGCCTCTTGAAGGCTCTCTTCAACTTGTTTTCCTAAGGCCATTACTCACCTGAAACTCGGACAGACTTATTCTACTGAGGTTTGTCAGGTTTGTCAATCCCTCTGTCGCCAATCGTCTGACTTATCCTGCGAGAACCAGTCGACGATGTCGTCGGGACTGTTGAACCCTGTTCTGTGATTGCTGGGATCAGGGTCTCCAAGATCCAGGGCGTTCATGAAAGCGTCTAGCCCATCCTCTGCCATCTCTGGGCTTGCAGCGCGTCTTCTCGCCTGCCTGAGAATGGTAGCAGCAGTTCTATTATGCTTCGCCAACTTCTCCGCCCATATCATGTCTTCCAATTTCACTTCTTCATGTTTTACAATTCTTTCACAGATAAATTCCAGACGCAGACGGTAGTTCGTTGACAGCATAAAGTCTCACCACAACTAGGTTTATTTAGTTGAGTAGAATGAGAGCACCCTTGATATTTACGTTTCCTACACCTATAATATTGACTGCACCAGCAGCGGTAACGCTTGCCGCAGCGCCAGCAGCCATCGATGCAGCACCACCAGCATTTGCAGAGAATGCTCCGCCTGCCTTGATTGCATATGCACCAGCAACATCAGCGTTATATGCTCCACCCGCTTTAACATCAATAGCACCACCAGCAATACCGCTAATCAATCCACCAGCTTTTGTACTAATAAAGTCCGCTGCATCATATGTCTGACCACCAATTAAAGTCTTAACTGAATATGCACTATCTCTTGCTTTAATTAGTGGAATGTTAATTGGATTGCCAGCAACAATATGTTGTTCTGCGCCACCAATCCACTGTTTATAATCACCAAGAATAGACCAGTTGATATGACCTGGAGAAACTATGTTTGAAGATGCTCTAGGATCAAAACTTAAGGTTGTCTTTTCAGACACACCGAATTCCATTTTTTGTCCTATAATAATCTCCTTATCATTACTGGTATATTTTTCAATACTACCAGCGTTCATCGTAATAGTTCCACCACCTCCACCACCAGCTTGAATAGTAACTTGTGTCTTACCAATAAGCATCAGTTCTTCTGATGCTTCGATGACGATTTTTTGTGCTCTGATGTACCTCGTTCCACCAATTGTTTGTTCTACAATATCTCCATAAGCAACAAGGTTTAGTGCTTGTCCCTCTTTGTCATCTCCACATGAATATTCAATATTAGATCTACCTTCATGCTTTTGGAGTTGTCCCCAAGTATGAACGCACAATCTCCCGCTACCAGGACCAGTTTCTTTACCACGAACACCAGTCAGTAGTTTAATGCACCCTTTATTATCAAGGACAATAGCTCCATCAGAGGGACCATCAATCCTCAGAGCATTTGATTCACCATCTGGAAGAGTTCTTTCGTATATTTCTGAACCAGTTAATACTCCTTTATACCAAGTATGAAATCTTGGTTGATCACTCAACTCTTGAGTTTCGTCAAAAGTTGTTGGCTTAAAAATATAATCTGGATATGTAAATGCAGAGAATTGTTGTGACATTATGGACAATCAACGTAACGACCAGTTCCAATCTTAGTTGCACCAACAATAGATAGTGCTTGATTATCTAGGCAAACTAGAGATGGCATAAGTTTCGCACCAAATCCATTTCCACCAACAATAATTATCCTTGGCATTTTTTCATAAACTCTCTGTCTATCTAAGACGCGAGCACCAATAACAAAACCATCATCATTAATGATTGCTTCTGCAACACCAAGTTGATCATTCACATAAACTTTTGGTGCTTCAGTGTATCCTTCACCTGGACGAATTAAAGTAAACGTATCGATAATACAGCGGAGATTTTTTTCTTGTTGTAAGTTCTTCTTGTATCCATATCCAGAAGACTTAACTCTAATCTCAGTCACAAAACCATCGCTATCTAAAAGTGCAGACGCGGTTGCTCCAATACCCTCTCCCCCAACAAATACATATGGAGGTTCTGCATATGGAGATCCAGGATTTGAAACTGGGATGCTTATAATACCACCATTTTCATCCGTAATAATTTCATTTGAGTTAACAACTGGCAATCTAAAGTTTTCGAATTCTGTCTCTGGTGTATCTCCCTCGCCTTCATCGAAGTCAGCATCTTCAGGATCTTCACCCGATTGAACGATAGTAACGTCAGCAAAAGATCCAGTTCCATTGATAGAAAATCTCATTATTTCAAAATCTTCAACAACACCATCGTCCTCAATACCGACTGTTACTTTACCTATTCCAGAATTTATAGTAAAATTACCAGTTGTATATCCGCCAATAATATCAGAAGGTTCTATATCATTTCCTAGTAATGTGTAGTATAATATAGTTCCATTCTCAACATTCTGAGTTTCTATTGTGTAAGTTACAAACTCTCCTTCACGTACAATATTTTTATCTGGACGAATAAAATATCTAGGAGGTCTTTCTGTTGTTGGAGTATTTGGATCATCAATAGTAATATCAGTATCAATGCTGTCATTAATACCATCACCGTCCAAATCAGTTACTTCTGTGGGGAATGTGTTTTCAATACCAGTTGTTGGATTTAATGGAGTACCACCATATGGATTTCTATTTCTATCCCTTACATTTCTTTCAGTGATCGTGCATATTGCAATATTTTTTGTGAATTTAGAAGAAACTCCACTGCCACTTACTGGCGAGTTCTTTCTCAAAACCAAAGAAAAATCTTCTGGTCCTTCTGAGATAGTATCATAGAAAGTTTTTACACTGATGGTCTTTCTGCTTTCACCTGGAGCAAATCCTAGAATGTCAGAAGTCTTTAAGTAATCAACATCTTCTTCAGCTCCATCTTCAAATGATACAGTCTTATATCTAACTGAAGAAGATGCTCCAAGGTATCCGCTTCTTGTTACAGTAAAGATAGCATCTTCACCCTCTTCAACAGTAATGTCTTCAATATTATAAGTAATCCTCTTTGTTTCCGATCCAGGAGTTCTAGTGCTAGATGGAGATGCCCCTGGTATTGTTCCATCACCACCATCAAATAGTGGAATACCACCAACAAAACCAACAGTAGTAATTTCTAGAGGTCTTCCTGTATAAGCTTCATCGCATGTGTATTGGGTGTAGTCTGCGCCAGTTGCTGGGAATAGATTATCAATTTCCCCAAGCAAATCATCTAGGAAATCTCTATCATTCTCCTTTTCTTTTTCCTCTCCACTGGTGCAAACCTGTTTGTACTTACTACATGTTTTATCTGGACCAGAACATGTAATACCAAGTAATTGCATCACAAAATTAATTGCGCCTCCAATTAAATTAAGTGGACCAGCAATTGCTCCCAAGATCTCTTGCAGAGGACCAAGAATAGATTCAAGAAGATCTTCCATTAGAGAATTCATCTTGGAGATAATTCCATTGACTAACTTATCAACCTGACAAGCAGCTGCTCTATAAATTTGCTCAATAAAACTCATCAAAACATTAGTCAACCATTTTGCCAGGCGATCACCAAGATCTGACATCTGACAACCTAAATTTTTCAGCAAATTATTGAACCACTCTGTAACTGGAGTGAGAGCATTACCAGTTTCTGATGGGAACAATAGTGCCTGAATTAAATCTTTTACGGCAGCAGTTAATTTTTCAATAACAAATCCCTTTACCCTAGCAACGAATTCACGAACAACAGATACTGCTTTATTAATATAGTTTCTTGCAATACCTACGCCTTCGTTGATCTTTCCTGTCGCTTGATTTACTAGATATGTTCCAATATTTCCACCATTACTTTGAACCGCTGCAAGTAACTCAGCAAGAACATTTGACATCTGAGTTTTGATGTCAATATTATCACACTTTTCTGCAATAGATTGACACCATTCTTCTGAATATGGATTTCCATTCTTGAGTGGATTTACCTTTCTTTCTGATACGTTTACTCTGGCATTTCCATCACCATCTTTTGTACCATCTGGTAATCCACCAGTTGCAGTATTCTTATCAGTTCCTTTTTGTTTTGGAGATCCATCAACTTTTGGATTGATTTGTCCAATGGCAGTAACAAATGGTTTAGTGTCTGGTGTTCTCTCTACAAATACTTTAGTTGCTCCAGGTGTTTGTCCGATGGAACCCATAATAATAGGTTTTTGTTTCTCAGTATCCATGTAGAAACCGATAACCCAACACCCAACTTCTAGTTGAGGATGAGCGCCTCCAGCATTTCCAGGAACAAATGGAACTGTTACGGGCATAACAACGTTAGCCCATGGCAAATCTTCAGTTGGCAGGATTTCTGGATCACCAGGATGATCGCCAACAATTCTTACTTTGAAACGATAACCACCTTTGTTATTTGTTTCGTCTCTAGCAGTTCCTTCAATTTGTCCTACCCACCAAGAAAATCCATCTTGACCTATCCTGGTTGTAGGTAAAATACTGGATATTAACTGATCCATATCACTCAGTCTTCATATACTCTACATTCTAGTGCTTCTGGATTGCTGTCACAAAATAGTTCAAGTGATGTTGGATCGCGGTGATCATTTGGGTGGCGCTCTGCGTATGCCTCAAGATCAGCTAGTTCTTGTTCCGTATGACGACGCATCTGTGGGGAGATAGTTGGATCGTCAAGAATTTCTTTGTCTTTTTGGATGTGTGTTTTAATATTTTCCATATTTAGTTACCTCCGTATACATTATTTAGTGCCATGATTAGACTCCACATCACCATATGAATCTCTCATCAATCTAAGTGTGCTTAAAAATCTACCATTAGTTGACTTCGTACTATCATAAGTATGTGTTATCTCTTGTATGAGATATGTGCCACTACTTTCTTGATCGTATGGTTCCTTATCAATCTCCGCAGTTGGAAGTTTGTTTACTAACTTGATAGTAATCTTATCTCCAGCACACATTTCAGAATTACCTGGAATAATTATAGTTGCTAACTGATGCTTAAGCAACTCATATCTCATGATAGATTGTCCCGCGAAATGTTTGTGGAAGTCACAGAACTGACTTGGACTATCAGATCCATCCTCTTCTTCAAATGAAGCAATCCCTGGTTTGTTATACCAACTTTCATGATCTAGTAATACTGATATAATTCTAGTGGGATAATCAGATAAAGTTTTTCCATCCGCAGTTTCAATAATAGATGGAGTATTCTGTGCTCCAAGATGTTCCATATCTTTGTATGCATCAGCAAGACTGTAATGATATTCATGATACTGACCTGTGGAATGATTGAAGAATACCATCAGAGATGAGTACTTTCCTTTCCTCAAAGATGTCATCACGTCTACTTCAGACTTAAAGGTTGCTTGAGAAATTGTAAATCGATTGTCTGCTCCATCTTCTTGGTTTGCGGGCTTCTCAATATAAGGTCCCCATGGTTTGTTCTTGTCATCATCAGATAAAAGTTTATCCACAGAGAAGAAATTATATCCTCTCTTAGTTTCCCAGAAGAAAAACCCAGCACTACCAGAGACCTTTTGCTTCTCATTCTTTGCTCCAGATTTATTAGTAGATGATAAACCTTTTGCAACACTTTTAACGGCAATAGAAGATATAAGATCGAATGGTCTTCTGTTTGCTGGTATCAATTTCATTTCAAACTCTGTTGCTTCAGAGAAAAATTCTTTTGTGGTCTTCAAATTCTTCTTCAAAATCTCATCGACTATTTTATCACCAGTTCCCTTAAGTGGTTTGACTAATCTAAAGTATTCATTATTCAGTGCCTCTTCTGATATCAATCCAAGCGTGTATGACTGAGCGTTGTTCTTAACATATCTGTTACCAATTTTCCAAACCAACATCTTATACTCTTGTGGTTTTTCTGAAGATGAAGTTTGTACTGTTATACTTACAGTTTCTCCACCCTGAATTGGCAGACTATTCAGTAGACCAGCACTATCAACAACTACAATTGTAGCTGCGACAAATGGACTTGTGATGCTTTCAACGTATGAGAAAGTACCAATCATTTGCTTGATTTCATATCCTTCACTCTTGTCGCCAAGGGCAGAAATCTTTACACTTCGTAGAGAAAACTCTGATGAATTCTGAAACTGTTCCATTATGCTAGTGCCCTAATTCTTAGATCTTGGAATACTGCTGTGCCAGTTTGTTCCATACCAATACCAGGAGAAACACCGTTTGGATTTACTCCACCGCCACTACCACCAGCACTTGTGTAATAGTTATTAATAACAGTTGGTGCTGCTCCACCACTCATAGATGCCATAGCAACTTGCTGAGATGTTGCCATCATAGGTGTGCCAGTATTTGCGTTAGCAGCAGACATATTAAATAAAGGACTTGGTGTTACTCCTGCTGCAGCAGGTTTATTAGCTGCAGGTCTTTGGAATAGAGGAGACATAGCATTTGGATTGCCGTTTGGATTGCCATTTGTTGATAATGGTTGCGCTGGCGCCGCCGCTGTAGATTGATTTCCTCTATTTCTAGCTATAGTACTAGCACTAGCTCCACCAGGCATTCTATAAATTTTTCCCTGTGCTCCATAATACCTATTATATTCTTCTGGAGAAGCTTCCCAAGCAAATTTTGCTTTACTTGACGAATTGGAAAGAATATTACCATTTGGCAAAACAACACCAATATGTGCTTGTGGTGGTGATTGTCTATCATACATTACCATAACATCGCCAGGTTGTCTCTGGCCATAACCAACCTGTTGGTATCCAGATCCAATCATTTTCTTTTCGGCATCTGGAACATACACAGATGATCCCCACGGAGGCGTAATTCCAGCAGCTTTATATACTTTGTTTACAGCCCAGACACAACCATTTTCACCACCATCTGGACTATCTTTTGTTGACATTCCCTTCAAACGCGCTGCAGCATTTGCTAAAGCAGATGAAGATCCACCACCTCTCCCAGGTCCCCCACCTCCAGTTATTTGTCTAGTTGCGAGTGTATTAGCATTTCTAATTCTTGCATCATATCCAGCTTGTCCTGGTTTTTCTCCAGATCTTTCATAGTCTTTTACAAATAGAGCAGCTGCTTCTGCCGCAGTTTTAGTTTTCTTGAATCTCTCAATACCAAGTCCACCATCACCAGTTCTCATTTCTTCCATAATCCACTGGAGTTGTGCTTCTCTAGTATTTACATCTAATCCTTTTTTCTTAGCAAATTTTTCAAAGTTTGCCCATCTATTTTTATCCCACTGAGCTATTCCACGGTGAGTTCCATTATTTGCTTTTGGATCAAGAGCGGCAGTAGATTCTTGCATCAAGTTTCCAACAATACCCGCTGCTTGATCCTTAGATAATCCTTGACTGATGAAATAATTCATCGCCTGATCTTGAGCACTATTACCAGAAAAATCTCCGCCACCAAGATAATCTCCAGCTTGATCTAGAGTTCCCGCATTAGCAGCACCACCAAATAAAGAAGCAATACCACCAGCAAGGCTTTCAAAAAATCCTTTCAATCCTTCACCCATTTTCTTGAAACCACCTTCTCTCTCATAATATTGCTTCAGTCCCATCGACTGTAACTTAGCAAAATCTTTATCATTATCTTTCTGTGCCTGGAATACACCTTCACCAAACATTCTAAATGTCTTCTCTCCACGCTTACCTTCTAGTGGGAAAATACCTTCGTTACCCGCTTCACCAACTAATCCAGCAACTGGACTAGTTACAATACCACCTTCCGCAAATGGAGTTAGACCAGCATCTCTTGCTGCTAATCCAGCATCAATAGCAAATCCTGCTGGACCCAGAGCACCAGAAGCAACTTCTCCAGCAGCACCTAGAAAATCTCCTTTCATCGCTCTCTCAGCACCAAAAGCGATACCAGCAAGTAATCCTAATCCTGGAATTCTCTTAGCACCAAATTTACCTAGACCTTTTGCTACTGCTTTACCAGCTCCCTTACCGCCGATCTTAGTGGCAAGACGGGTTGCTCTCCTTCCACCACCCGCTCTACGGGTCACAGGAGCGCCACCACCAAGTCTGCTGCCAGGGCGGCGGTTCATATCACGATACTGATCAACATAGTCTGGGATAGGCAGTCCGCCGCCTCCTGGGGGTCCTCCTAGGATTGGTCCGCGTCCACCAGGACCAGGCATGATAGGACTACAACCACATCCCTCATCCTTTTTGAATGGGTTTGGACCTCTAAAGAATTCTTTTAGCTTACTACCAGTTTCTTTCTTTTCTTCGTTCTTTTTTCTTTTTGCAAAATTCTCTGGTGTCATAAAACCAGAGAGATCACTTCCTTGTTCTAAGGATGCCTCTTCATCTCTAGCAGCAGCGCGAAGCATCAAGGTTTCTTGACCCTGAATTTGCTTTTCTACTAGGTTACTATCATTTTTTGTTTGTGCCTTGACTGCTTCAACCAGAGACACGATCATTTGCGTGTTTCTGTTTACTGCAGCGACAATATCAACTCCACTATCTGGTGAAATTGGAGGAGCAGATGCAGAAGCTTCTGCAGTTTTTACTCCTTCTTGGCGAGATTTGATAAATGCTTCTCTTCTCTGGGCATTTGACAAATACTCACCAGATGATCCAACACCAGTTGTTGCCTGCTTAAAAAATGTTTCTGCATTCAATCCACCAGAAGCAGCAGAAATTCCTGGTAATTCAGTAAATGATCCTCCAGGTCTAGTAGCAATTCCTCCACTCGTTCCACCTGGAATTGCTGATGGTTCTTGTTTACTAATAGATCCAATTCCTGCTCCAAGTGCTCTGGCAGTTGTGCCAGAAAACATTTTTTTGGCTGCTGGTTCTGGTTGTGTTACATCTTTTACTGTTACACCTTGAGGATTGGCATCATACTGTACTTGACCACCAGAACTTTTTACTAAAGATCCACTAGTCTTTTGGAATTTTCCCCATAAAGCTTTAAGTCCTTCTTTTAACTTTTTCTTGGCAAAGTTAACTAAAGGACTTTCTCCCGATACTGGTTCATATGCTAGGAAACCGTGTGCCATTACCGCTGTGCTGCTTTTTGCTGTTCTTGTTTGACTTGTTCAAGATATTGCATTAAGAGACTAGTATAAACTTGTCTCTCCCAAGGCATCATATTTTCAATCTCAGTCAAGCTATATTTATGGTGCTGCATCAAAGCAAAGTTGGTTTTATAGTACCCTTCCAGCGTATTGTGGAAGAGTGCTATGCGAAAAAATTGGATAACCCAGAAATCGTTACATCATTCTCCACACCAGTATTTGGATTTCTGATCTTAAATGAATGTTCTAATCTTGGAGTATCATCAAAGAACTTTTGAATATCTTCGAACTGTTGATTTGTAAGTCCTTCTAGAAATTCAACAAATTCTTTCTTGCTAGTCGTAGAACTATCATATACTTCTTCACCTTCAAAGATCTGATCGATGCAGTTTGCCATAATCTGAATAACATTATCTGCAGTTGGTGACTGACCGATGATTGAGATCTTAACAAACTCATCGAACGATGGGTACTTCATAATCACACCCATCGTATCAGATATCATAATTTTATTACTATGACCTTCTGGTTTGGTAACCTTAACATCTGTCAGATTGAGGTTGTAACGAACCTGTGTTGCTCCATCATCTTCACATGTAATATTCATCTCGACAACTTCACCAACTGATACAGCACGAATGTTGAGGAAGATATATTCCAAATCAAAAGATGCTAACTCGTCTAACTTCACACGAGTTTGAATACATCCTTTGAGAAGATTTCTTACAGCATTTTCGATTTCTTTCTCGTCATTTGTTTCTAGTGCCAGCAAAAGAAGCTTCTCTTCTTTTACAACAAACGGACGATATTTAATTTTCTTTCCATTAGAAGGAATTTCCAACTCATAAGTTGGAAGAGCAACTTGTGGTAATGCCATTATACCCAGATCAGATCATATGTATATTTAGCGCAACTTTTTTGACCATTTTTTGGCGGAAAAATTTTTTCCCGCTTTTATGGAATTGAAAAATCAATTTTGCTATTTGTACAAATCTGTCAATCCTTTTATATCACCCCTGTTCGAAGTGATATCATTTTTAATAACATAATGTCTCATATATGAGAACTGTGCTGTTACTTGAGTAATTTGAGATGATCCAAACTGTAGAGGAACAGCATCAATAGCAAATGGATATGCTTTCTCTAGGATATATGTGATTGGTGCCCTTTCTGTTGTTGATCTAGGACCAGTTTCAGTTTTAGTTATTGCAATATTACAAGCATATTGATCTCTATATTTTAATCGAACATTTCTATTTTCATCTCTGATTGGTCCATATGCAAGAGACTGCATTTGTGATAGTGACTTTGCAGTTTGATTAGTTCCTTGCTCGTTAAAAATATAATCAACCCAGTCTTGAAGAAACTTTAATGCCGACATGTTAGCATCACATAAAAATCCAAGCTGAATTTCTGTGAATACTCTGGTGTGTGGGTATTGAATCGATCCGCTACCAAGATATATTCCGTTTATTTGACCTTGAGCGGTATTAGTGTTTGGTAATTGTGCTTCGCTACAAAAATACTCAAAGTAGTCTCCAGCTTGACCACCAGGAGGAGTAATTGGTGGGTTAAGAAATCTCACAACAAAGTTATTGCTGAACGACATCCCGCCGTTAGCAGCAATAGTACCCAGGAAACTATCTATAGACACACTAAATACCTATGTTGGTCCAACTATATTTATGGCGTACTCTGGATTATACAAACCTGTAAATCCTGGAAAGTATCGTGGAAACCCAACTCGTGTTATCTATAGATCATTATGGGAACGAAAGTTCATGGTGTTCTGTGATAACAACCCCTCGATAATAGAGTGGGGGAGCGAAGAGGTAATCATACCTTACCGTGCTCCCGATGGAAAGGTGAGGCGATACTTCCCAGACTTTTACATCAAGGTAAAGGAAAAAACTGGTAAGATTACCAAATATATTATCGAGATTAAACCCAAAAAACAAACACAACCCCCGAATGACAAAAACAAACGAACTGCTGCCTACCGTGATGCAGTTATAACATTCGCAAAGAACCAAGCTAAATGGTCCGCTGCTCGTGAGTATTGTGAAGACAGGCAGATGAACTTCTTGATACTCACCGAAGACCATTTAGGAGTATAGACATGGCAAAAGGATTTGCTACAAAAACACCAAAAGAAAATACTGGATACAAAACACTCTTTGAAAGAGTAAACGAAGCAACCAAGGGAGAAAAGAAATCTCTCTCTTGGTATAGAAGCGCAGTCAAAGCAGAAGCAAGTAAGTATAATACAAACTTAGAGAAATATGTTATTGATGAGCGCAAAGATCGTGGAGGTCTTGCCAAAGAACAAGACAGAAATGAACTCAGAAGATATACTGTAGAAGGACACCTCTACATGTTTGAATACAAAGCAAAGATGAGATGGTTACCTTACTATGACAGAAACCCTCTTGTCTATGTTCTTAAGTCAAACAGAGATGAGTTCTGGGGTGCCAATCTCCACTACCTCTCACCAAAGAAAAGACTTCTTGCAACACAGAAGTTAATGAAAGGAAGGATTGACATACCTAAGAAGTGTCTCCATAAATATATTCACAACCATGTAGAAGGATTATATCTTGATCTTGCTTTGGTCGAATGGGATACCGCCATTCTTTTACCGATAGAAGATTTTGTGAAGAATATGAACGGAAGAATATTCCCAATAGATAAACAAACTGTTTGGGAAGAGACCGATGAAAGTTTCTACGACAAAATCACAGGACACAGAACGGTGAAAGGATACGGCAGCAAACAATCTAAGGAGATGAGCGTATAATGTTCGGACCAGGAAAGCCTAATAAAGATGGGAAGAAGGTAGGAGAAACCACATATACTGGTGGTTTTGGATCCTTTAAATATTGGGAATGGAATGGAAGAGATTGGAATGAAATAACAAAAGACAAGTGGAAGTCTGCAAATCCAGGCGGAACAGCTTACACAGCAATTTCTACTCCCTCTGGTGGTACTACAACTGGTGCCTTGAGATATCCAAAAGATGTCGCCATGAAAGAGAATTCAGACTATGTAATGTTCGAATTCTATGAGTACAAACCACCCTTTCAAAATATAAATCGAGCAGATACAAAAGCAAAGGCTGGTCCACTTGGTGCATATAATGAAAGCGCGATGTCTTCCAGATTATATGATAAAACTTCTGGTAAAACTATAGTTCTCTACATGCCAGAAGATATCTCAACTGGTTATAAAGCAAACTGGACTGGAAAAGCATTCAGTAATATTGGTAGAGATGCTTTGACAACTGCTGGATCTGGAAATGCTGGACAACTTCTGTCTAACATAGCAACTAGCACAGAAACAATAGTCGATCAGTTTATTCCCAACGCAGGTGCCAAGGTTATTCAAGAAGTTATCGGTAAGATAACTGGAGAATCAATTGAAGCAAATGATATCTTTGCTAGCACTCGTGGAGTAATTCTGAACCCAAACGTAGAACTATTGTTTAGTGGTATTGATCTCAGAAACTTTTCTTTAAACTTTAAAATGGTTCCTAGAAATCAATCCGAAGCTCAGATGATAAAGGATATTATCAAGGAGTTTAAGAAAGCTATGCTACCAAAGTTTGCAAAGGGAACTGAACTTCCTTTATCAACACTACTTGCATCCCCACAATCAATTAGTAATAACTTTATTAGAGTTCCAGATGTTTGCAAAGTTTCTTTCATGCGAGGTGGTAACTTAAATACTGATGTGACTCAGTATAAGATGTGTGCGATCACTCAAGTTGATGTGAACTACACACCAGATGGAGCGTATGCTACATATGATGATGGAAGTATGGTTGCAATTCAATTGTCGTTATCATTCCAGGAAACCAAACTCATATTCTCAGAAGAGGCGGACAAATACTAATGTACTTCTCACTAGTTCCAGACATTTCATACGACGAAAAGCCTATCAGTTATCCATTCTCCGAATCGGATTTTGTAACTGCAAAGAATTTCTTTCGTAGATATAGAATTAATGAAGATGTATTTTCTTACGCGGTTATCTTCGATAAGTATACCATTACTGATGGAGAAAGACCAGATACTCTAGCGAGAAAAGCATATGGCGATCCGTTTTATGATTGGGTAGTTCTAATTACCAACAACATGGTTAACGCACAATATGATTGGCCGATGACTAACTACACTCTGTATAAAACATTAGAAGCAGAGTTTGATGATCCATATGGAACAATTCACCACTACGAAACTTATGAAATCGGACCATATCCAGAAGGTCTCCATGTAGATGAAGCGTTTTATAATAAAACTCATAAGTTAAATATCGATGGCGCAATAGTAACCAAAGCGGGCAACACAATCTGTAGACCAGTTACTATTGCAGAACACTATTCAAATGAAAATGAAAAGAAAAGAGAAATCTATCTACTGAAGCCAGCATACTTTAGACAGTTTGTTGATGACTTTAGAAAGAAAAATCTTTATAAAAAATCTGATAATTACATCAGTCAACGTCTCAAGAAAACTGGTTGACAATAAAAAAGGGTGGGAGAGATCCCACCCTTTGCTTTATCTAGTTATTCAGTCTTCTTCAGCAAGACGTGCGAAGTAAGACAGAGCATCGTCATCATTAACAACTGCGTCTTCCATATAAGTATTCTGAATGAATGCTGGTTGGTTAATTAAATCTTCTACAGGACTGGGAGCAGCAGTAACACGAGAGCGGAAGCTAGAAACCTCAGGTTTGGGATCGGGATAAGGTTCAAACTCTTCGTCATCTACACTCGGACGAGTAGCAGCGGGACGAGAGGTGATACTGAGCACAAGGTTCAAACGTGCTTCCAGTTCTTCGTAGGTCTTGAACTGGTCTTTAGAAGTGAATGCCTCAAGAGAGTATTCAGTCTTCCAAATTTTCTCCAGTTCATCATCGTCTGCACTCAGGGCAGACACACTATCGAACTCAGAACTATCGTAGTTCCAGTAACCAGCAACCTTCTTGATCTTCAGTTTGAAGTTAGCACCTTCCCAAAGATCAAAGACATTCACAGGGTCTTCATCTTGAAACTCAGGTTGCATAGCAGCAAGGATCTTATCATGGATCTTCTTGCCATACTTATACAGGAACACTTTACCCTCGTTCTCAGGGTTCTTAGGATCTTTCACGACATAGATGTTGCTGTAATACTGGAGCTTACGCTTCTGCTTACGAGCAGTCTCTTTGTCTTCATCACTACCGCTGTTCCAGAGTTTGCGGTTAATCTCACCAACGGGATCTTTTTCGTTCAGAGTGGTGAGAGAGTTTTCGATGTACCAACCACCAGGACCTTGGAAGGCATGGGAGTACACTTTAGCCCAGGGCACCGTCTCCCCTTCAGGAGCGGGCAAAAATCGGATCACGGCATAACCGTTACCAGCAGCATCAACTTCGGGCTTCCAGAAACGCTCATCAGCCTGCTTACCGCTGACGGATTTCTCAAGTTCCTTCTGGAGGAACTGGAGGTTGTTCTGGGATTTACGCTTAAGATCAGCAAAAGACATAGGATTTTCTCGGATTAGTTTTGGATTTGGTCTGTGATGCCCTCACAACTTAGACATAATAACATGGCACAGGGTCGGGCGTCAATCCCCTGTGCCAGTTTCTAATTTTGATTTCATGTAACGAACTTTTTCAAGAAGTTCATCAAACATACTTTCAATTGGTGTGCCTGGTGTAGCACCCAACATGATAACACTCTGCTGCATCGTTTCTCTCACAGAAACTGCTTCAGGATCATCACTAAGTTTGATACGGAAGTAAAAAGTTTTTTGTTTTTCTACTAGTTCCTCTAGTTTATCAAAGTATTCCATTTTCCTCTCATCATTGAGAAGAACAAAGTTCATGGCAGAACGAAAGCAAAACTGCTGTAGTTCTACCATCTCTTGGATGTCACCACGGACTAATTCGGATTGAAAGAAGCTCATACTAGCATCAACTTTGCGCGACTGGTTTTCTTCATGAAGTTCAATTGCTGTGCCTCATGACGGAGTTTTTCCTTTAGAGGTTTGCTAATCAACTTACCTACACTATCTATCTCAATTTCATTCACTTCGCAGTAATGGATAACCGAATCAATATAATTCATATCTGGATTATGTAAAGCAATCTTCTCCACTTCCTGCGAAAATCTCGCAGCTGTCATAAATCTATCCTCTAATAATTGTTTTTTCTCCATATCGTTCCTGGTATTCGTCGATGTAACTCATTAGTTTGACAAAGAATTCTTTCTTAGGTGGAAGCACCTTAA